TCATGAGCCGGACGGCATCGCGGTGCGTGAGTTCCACCGCTCCGCCGCCTGCCCCGGCCGGGTGATGACGACGAACGCACCGTCCCCGTCTTGGTCGATGGCAATCCGGATCATCGCGGGCGCTCCAGCCGCTCCAGCCGCTCGCGGAGGGCATGCACCTCCTTGGCATCGTTCCCCTCGCGGATGGACTCCGTCAGCTCGCGCACGGCCGCCGCGAGGTCTTTCATCCCATCCACCTGCGGCCCGGCCTTCGCCGCAGTCGCCCCATCCTTCTTGCCCTGCCAGGCGGCGAGAACCGCGAGGATGAGCGTGCCGACCAAGACGCTGTCGGCAACCGTGATCCCCAGCATGTCCTACTGCCCCCGTTCGTAACGCGCGTCGAATGCGGCCTTGTAGATGGACAGGATTTCGGCCACGGCGAGCATGGCGTAGACGCCGGTGCCCGTCGCAACGATCCCCCGGTCGACGATGGTGCCCAACGCCATGAGCCACGCGATCTGCCCCCAGATCATGGCGCCGACCACGCAGCCGCCGATTCGCAAGAGCGGGCCGCGCGGCCACCGGCCGTTGATCCAGAGCACCACGATCCGCACTGCGCCCACCAAAGCGAGGACCACGGCGAGCCGCTCCTCGCCGAGGCCATAATGGTTGAACTCGGAGAAGGTGCCTTCCACTGCCATGGTCTCGCCCGGCAGGCTGAGGATGAAGGCCCAGTTGAGCATGACGATGGAGCTGAACCACTCGATCGAGCGGTCAGCGTTGTGGCGCAGGATGTTGAAGGCGCCCGTCATCGGCCCCACCCACAGATCTCCTTGCCGACAGCGTTGTGCGCCCGCACCTGCTGCTGCGTCGGCGGGGTGTCCGCCTTCGACCACGAGATGGCCCGGAAGGACCCGCACGCGGTCCTAGTCCCGGCGGAACCCGTCGTCTGGCAGGCCGTCAGGCCCAGCAGGAGCAGCATCGCTGCGCTCGCGCGCACGGTTCGCCCGGTCAATCGTATGTTGTGCATCGCGTTCCGTCTTCTGCTGGAGGTAGGCGGCGCGATCATCGCCGCCCTTGTCATAGGCCACCCACACCAGCGCGAGGGCTGCATAGATCGCGGCCGAGCGGGAGCCGAAGCGCACCCACACGGCCACGACGATGGCGCCGTTGGCGGCCACATAGAGCCACCAGGGGATGATGGAGAGGAGCCACTGGAGCCACGCCATCACGCGGTCATTTCCGCCGGCACCAGCGCGTTGTCATTGGCGAGCGCCGGCGGCGGCGCGATGTCGAGGTCTGCCGCCATGCGCTTGGCCTTGCGGCTCGCCCACCAGGCCCATGCGGCACCCGCGGCGGCAAGGAGCCCGCCCAGGACGAGCAGCACCACGAGCACGGTATCGAGCGTCTTCGATGCGCCCTGCGCCGGCTGCAGGGCAGTTGCGGCGCTGGAAACGGCAGAGGAAGCCGTCCCGACTGCCGACGTTACGGCGCCCGAGGTGGCGCTGGGCAGCGGCTTGGCGTCGCTGGGCAGGGCCTTGCCCGGCGCAGTGGTCCACCCCGGCGGGGGTGCCAGCACAACCGAGCCGCGCGCGACGGACTGCGCCAGCTTGCGCACGTCGTTCACACGGCGGGACCATCCCTTGCCGTAGACCGCCCAGGTCTTGAGGTTGTGCAGCATCGCCAGCCTGCGATCCTGCATCGCCGCGATCACCGCATCGATATCGTCGATGCGGTTGACCGCCGCGAGGGTGTTGGTACCCATCTGACCGTCCACGAGGATGGGGCCTTCCCCGCTCTTGGCGCGCACGTCATTCACGGCCCGCTGAAGCCACTTCGCTGCCTGAGCGGGGCCGGAATTCACGCCGCCGTCGAAGACGGCATAGTCGAGCCCCGCAGGCAGCTCATCCGCGCGCATCACGTCCCAATAATAGGTGCGCCAGATGGCGACGCGCTCCCGAACGGTGATGTCCCACACGTCGGCGCGAGGCCGCCCCTGATCGCGCAGATACTGGTTATAGCGCGCCTGCGTCACTCCATAGGCGGTGCGTCCGCCGGGGTCTCTCTTGTCGTCATCCTTGCCGCCCTCGTGGACATTGACGCAGGCAAGCGCCGGCTCGAAGTTCTGCGCAACCATGGTTCACCTCATGTTTGTCCGGGAAACGCGCACGGCCCCGCGCTCCCTGACGAGAGGCGGGCCGGCGCGAGTTGTGGTGGGGGTGTGATGGGAGGCTGTGAAGCGGCCGACGCGAATGTTGCGTCGCAACCTAAAGCGGAGCTACAGTTCCAGCGTCAGTTCCAGTTGCCTGAACCACTGGAGCTGATAGGACCGGGTGAGGGGAGTCCACCTCGCCCGGTCCACAGGCGGTCAGGCCTGTAATCGCCAAAATTACCTTCCGTCGAACCGTCACGGCCGCACTCTCTGACGAGTGGCGCGACGATGCGGGCCGTGGTGAGGTTGTTGTCAGAAGCCGCGGCGCGGCGGCCGGTCAGTCGATCAGGTCGGGCAGCGGCGTTCCCGTGATGTCGCCGATGGTCACGCGCGCCTCGGGACAGGCCAGCGCGTCCTCATAAGAGATATGAACGTGGGGGCAGCCTGGCACGCCATTGGTGAAAGTCACATCGCGCCCATCTAGCTCGACGGTGAACGCGCCATCGTTCGACATGAGGTAGAGGCGATAAGTGCCTTCAGGCTCACCAAGGGCGGCGGGAGAGACGACCTTGAGGAAATAGGGCATGAGCCCATCCTTTCTGGATTACATGGTAGAGCGCTTGCGGATTACTCCGCGAGAGACCTCGACGACGACCGTGCCGGCAGCGCGGGCCACCAACTCAATGCGGGGATACACGGAGCTGAGGGTGGTTCCGGCGAGGGAGACCGGGCCGACGACGTGGTCCACGGTATAGGCGATGTCGGGGCCGTACTCCGCAGTCGATCCTTCGATAAGGCTGTAGATGTTGGTCGTCACGCTATCGATGGTCGTATCGACGCGCGCCCGAACCGAGGCAAGCGAAGACATGCCGCTCACAACATTGGCCCGGATGCCGAAATCGAAGATGTCACCAATGGCAAGATTTTGTACAGTAGCAGACGTGACAAGATAAATGCGCTCGCCCGCCGCCGTGAACGTTGCAGTCAGAATGCACTTGCTGCCAACCGCAGGGTCAAGGGTAGTGGCGTTGTCCGTCCCATAGGTGATAGCAACTGTGGGAGAGCCGGAGCGATTGAGCTGCCAGTTGGCCGGGACCGCACCCGACGTGAGCGCAGCGCCGATGCTGTTCGTGCCGCCGGTCTGGGTCACGAAGAACCCATTGGGGAGATAGAGCGTCGGCTGGGTATTGCTGTTGAGGTGCCCAAGGCGGGGATAGGGCGGGATGATCGTGTCCATCAACGTCCTGAGGCTCAGGCCCCAGTAAAACCCTCCAAGGGGTGCCGGGTGCGTTGTATCATAGAAATAGTTTGCCTTGGGCGCGAAGACGGTCGTCGAGTTGATAGGATCAAGGACTACCTTGGAGGCGTCATGCAGATAGACGCCCTTGGGGGCTGTGGGCGCCCATTCGATCAGGGCATTGTTGATGCCGTTGATGTACCCCGACGTAGTCGCATTTAAGTTCGTCGCGCCGGGCAAAAGCTCTATGATAACTTGGGCACCAGCAGCAACAATTGCATTCGCCATGTACTTTATATCAGAAACCGCGCGGGACACACAAGTCCCGGCGTCCGGCCAAATCTGGGCAGCGTTGTTCGTCCCCACGATCAGGATTACAGTCCCCGCACCAGAGGCGATGCACGGACTTAGGTACGCACTGATGACCTGGTCAGTGCGATAGCCCGCATAGCCGAAGAGGCCACGACTTGCAGCAGTCAGCTTGAACCTATTGCTGTACCCATTAACGACAAGCCGCTGAGCCCATGCAAGTTGCGATCGTGCACCCGTGTTATTGTATTGGCTATCGAGATAGAGCGCTGCGGCGATGCTGTCACCAAGGGTCGCGACAAGGTTCGGGCTACGCTGGCGCGTCCACGGGGCCGCCGCCAGCCCGCGCGCGATGCTGTCGATGCTCATTGGCTGATCCTGTAGTTAATGGTTCCGGAGCCAAATGACATGCACCGCAGTCGGTACTGAACGCCGTATTCGGGCTCCTCGAACACTTCCGAGACAGGGCCTCCGAAGGTGGAGATGGCCACGCCCGCACCGGTGATGGGCAGCCAAGTTGTGCCGGAGTCGAAGCTCCGTTCAAGCACCACGGTTCCAACGAACGTGCCCCACAGCGAGACGTTGAAGCCTCGTCCAGGGATGGGGATAAAGCTGGCGCCGTTACCGGTGGCGGTGAAGGTACCAGTAACTGCCGTCTGGCCTGATACCGTGCCCGGCGCCTGCAGAATATTTAGCATTTAGTGCCCCTTAACTGGTCGCCGCGATGTGACGATCCCCTGGCCGCTTAAACGTGGCAATAACAGAATTGCACAACGTGAAGACGCGTCAATGACCAGCACACCCTACGAAAGGCGATCGGGGGCCCTTGCCTATCGGTGACGGAACGAAAGAGTTCATTGGGAGAGCCTCACCTTTGCGGTACCGAAAAACCCCTCCCCTGCTGTCCAACGCCACAGCACGCCACCTTCGGACTCTTCCACCGGAGTGACGCCGACGCGGGTTGCAACGAATAGCTGCACGTCGCCGACCATGATCGGGACAGCCGTGGCCCCTCCGTCCGGGGATTTCTCAAGGTAAAGCAATCCACTCCACGACCCAGAAAGCACCCACGCATTAAATGGGCGCCCGGCAGCGGGCGTATAGCTCCCCGCGACGGGGCTAAACCATGCGGTTGAGCCAGGGGCTGTCAAAGTTTCTTGTACAGGCGTTGGGCCGGTTCCCATGACGCGCTCTCCTCTTCCGAGATTTCAGATGATGCCGACGATCGAGCGCCGGAGACTGCCTACGGCGAGAACGAAAAGGCCGCGCACACGCAGCGCACCGAAGACGAAAACGTCCAGGTCGCCGATGCATTACTGTTGGCCGCTGTCAGGATCAGCGATGAGGCGAAGCCGCGGTTGGCGCTCGCCGGGGTATCGACCGTCAGCCCGGCGCCGGAGATAGTTGGTGTCACCAATGATTGCGTGATCACCGCGGACAGGACGAATCCACCGACTGGGGTATCGATGCTCGTGAGGGTCGCCGTGGTGGCCGCCGAGGAAGTGGCCGCGGAGGTGGTGTCGGATGGGCTTGAGCCTACCGAGACCCGGCCGGTAACCCGATAGACCGCGTATTCCGTCACGGCCGATGGCGCAATCGGATAGGTGATGACGATATTGCCGGATGCGCCAGAGGGCACTGTGGCGCGGGCGCAGGCCAACAAGCCGAAATTGCTTGGCAGGGTGTCCGAGCGCACCGTGACGGGCGCGGCAGTCACGCCACCAATCGATACCGAGCTGACTGACGCCGTCGTCATGACGGTGCTGAAGACCACGATGATCTCGCGATCGACCGCGGCGGCTCCAAATGAGACCCCCGGTATCGTCGTGGTGATTGCAGCCGCGACCGAGCCGGAGCCGATGAATTCGAGGGTGGCCGCGCCGGCGGCGGCGACCGAGCCCATAAGCATTCCGAGCATGCTCATGGAACCAGGCTTCCAGCGAGCACCCACTCATCGGTGCCGCGCTTGTAGAGGCTGGCCTGCGCATATTGGCCGGAGAGCTTGAGCTTGCCGCCAAAGCTGCGGATCGTGACGCCGGCTCCGGCAGCGATGGTGGTTTGCCCTGCCCCCATCTGGATCAACGGGATGACGGTGGTGAGCGGGAACGGGACCGCCGAGTTTGGTGGCACCGTCAGGGTGTTTGCGGAACCGGAGGTCATCTCCACTGCCTTGCCGAGGTCGGTAAGCGCCAGCGTTCGTGTCGCGGTGGAATTGGTGACCAGCCCTTCCAGCTTGCCAAGGGAGGCTCTGGTCGCCGCAGAATCGGCAATGGCCGCCGCCTGCGCCGCGCTCACCGGCTTGTCCGCATCGGCGGTGTTATCGACATTGCCGAGGCCGGCCGCCGCCTTGACGGCATCAGCCGGCAAAGCCCGGGTCACCAGCACCCCGCCGCCGGCGTCCTCGTTGACCAGGAACGCAGCGGCGTTCGACGCCGCCGGCAGGTTCGGCGTGCGCACTCCATCGGCCATGATCGGCCCTCCTCAATCTGGATTGGTCAGACGCTCACGGTCACCAGAACGGGCGTTCCGTAGGCACCGGTCGCGGTCACGGCGCAGGCGCCGAAGGTGTGGGCCCCGGGCGTCGCCGGCGGCGCGCTCAGGTCCCATGGGGAGACGGTGAGCAGTCCGGTGTGGAGATCGTCCATATCGTCCCAGCCCAGGCTGGCGCCGAGGCCGTGGCGGATCTTGATGCCGGCCGGCTCCACCGAGACCGGCCCCACCTCCAGCGCCCAAGCATAGTGCCAGGCGGTGCCGGTCCAGTGGGCCGCGAAGGTCGCCACGTCGCGGATGGTCGGGTCGGAGGACCCCACCACGTGGGTGGTGACCCCGCTCCAGTCGCTCCAGGCACCGGACACGGATGCCGCCCGTGCCCGCAGCTCCACCAGCTGCCCCGCCGTGTAGCCGGGGAGGAACAGCGTGCCGGAAACGGCCGCGAGGTCGGACACCGTCCAGTCGGCCACTCCGGCGAGGCGGTGCCCCACCTGATAGGAGACCGGCGCCACCGGGCCGCCGCCGGGCCGCATCGTCACCGCGATGGCCGGGACCACAGGCATGCTCGCGAGCGACAGCACCGCGTCCGTCCCGGTGAGGGCATAGGCGCCGGCATCAGCCGCCAGGACGTGGTTGGGTGCCTTGCCGATGACAGCGTCATAGCCGGTGAGCGCATAGGCGCCGGGAGCCGCCGCAAGGGTCCGGGCGCCCGACTTTCCCAGTGTCGCGTCGTAGCCGGTGAGGGTGTAGACGCCGGGAACGGCGGCGATCGCCTCACGCGTCGCCGCTCCGACGCTGAGGACGGCATCCATCCCGGTCAGCGCATAGGCGCCGGCGACGCCCCCGAACCGGTAGTCCTGGCCGTAGGAAAAGAGGAAATCGACGGTGCCGGATGTGGGATACGGGCCGGCAAGGCCCGCCCCGCTCCGGGTGTAGGACCCATCGTATCCGGACAGGGTATAGGTCTTGCCGTTGAGGATGATCTGCGCCGGGCGTGGCCCGGCCATCTGCACGGAAAACCCGCCCGAGGTCCATGCAATCTGCGTCGGCGCGCCGGACGGAGCCGAACCACTCGCCCAGGAGATCGAGCCGTAGCCGCCTTGCTGGTAGCCGTAGATGAACCCCGAGAAGCTTCCGACCGTGATGGTCCCGGCGAAGCCCTTGGTCAGGGCCGCGTCATAGCCCGTGAGCGCATAGATGCCAGGGTCCGCCGCCAGGGTCCTCCCGCCGCCGCGCGCAAGCGTGGCGGGGTATCCGGTGAGAGCATAAGCCCCAGCTGCCCCAATGAAGGTATGCTCGGGCGGCGCCACCTCATCCGTGTCGAATGTCGTAGTCCCAGCGGTCGGATAGGGGCCGCCCAGCCCGGGCCCTGTGTACTGTGCGTACCCATCGCCGTCATATGTGCAGACATAGTCATGCCCGAGCCAGGTGACCGTCAAATCTGCGGTGACGGGGGCTGCTGCAATCTGGATATCGGATCCATCCGCATTCCAGATAAACCCATATACAGCCCCGCCCTCGGGAGAAACTGAACCTAACGCCGGGATATATCCCGGCACTTCAGGATACAGGCCATAGTACCCGTCAAGTAGTGTCCCTGACCCATCCCCGATAGTGATCGTATAGGTGGTCATGGCCGCGCCGCCCTGCGATCAGGTAAGGGACAGGACGCGCCCAGGGGTACCCGCGGGGTCGAAATCGATCTTGATGCTCCCCTCGCCGACATTGGCGGTGACCGAAGATCCGTAGTCCCACCACTGGACCAGCGGCTTTGCCGGAGATGTCTGCGTGTCGTTGTACATGACGGCGTAACGGTAGGGGCCGATGGGACCACCGGTCGGCGTGGCGATGATCAGAGATGCGTTGGACATCAGGGTGTAAACGCCACCGGTCTGCGACGACGAAACAACAGTAATTGCCACGCCACCGGCCGTATATCCGTTCCCGGCTGCAATTTCGGTCAGATCCGCTTTGACCGAATTACCCACAATGGGGGCCGTATTGGTCAGCATGATCTTGAACGTATCAGACGCGAAATTATGAACCTTCTCAGCAATCGCTTCAGCGGTGCCACTGAACTTTACGGGGGCTACCATGTCATTCACCTTCTGAGGTTGAGGTGGGGATTGCGACTACGGGCCGATGATCGAGCCCGAAAGCACCTCGAAGATCACCGGCACCGCCGGGGCGATCAGGCTCACGCCGGCCTCGGCGCCGACGCGCCCGCTCCAGGCCGGTGGCGTCTCGGCGTCCGTCTCCGCCTCGATCTGCGGCGCGTGGTCGATGAGGATCAGCTTGGCGGTGAGGTCGTCGCCGATCTCCACCCCCTTGACGATGCACTCCAGCGATTCCTCGGCGGCATGACCGAACATGGCGAGGTCGCCCGGCGCGGGCGCGGGGCCGGCCCCGGTCAGCGAGATGGCCCGCGTCTCGCCGGGCGCGGTGTGCACGCCGCGCAGGATCGAGGCGCCATCCTCCGCCCGGAAGCGGCAGGCATAGGCCTTGCCCGCTTCCATGGTGACGATCTCGTCGAGGGTGACGGTGGAGCCGCTGACGGTGCGCACCCGCGCCGAGACCTGCGTGCGGTCCAGCACGTCATGGGACAGCCGCACCAAGTCGCCGCGGGTATTGGCGAGGTGCTCCCAGTCCATCTGGACCTCATAGGTGTCGGGGCGGTGCTTCAGCTCGTAGCCGCGCCGGCGGGCCTCGCGATAGATCAGGTCGGGATCCGTGATGCCGGGCAGCGCCAGATCTTCCACCACCCCCGGCTCGCCGTAGAAGTCCGGCAGCGGCACCACGCGCTCGGCTTCCTCGTAATCGTTGGTCTCGTCCCGGAACTTGATCCGGAAGCCATCGGGCAGGCGCGCCAGCGGGCGCCGGCCGGAGAAGCCCCAGGAGTTGCGGGGCGAGATGTGGCCGCGCACCACGTCCATGATGCGGTCGATCACCACGCCCCACCGGCCGCCGCGGTCCTGCGGGGAAGCCCGGCCCGCCGCGGCGATGTCGGCCAGCACGTCCGCCATGGACCCCGATACATCGTGAACGCGGTCATAGGTGAGGCCCTTGAGTGCGCACCACTCGTGCCAGTCCTCCAGCGCCTCCATCTCATCCGTCGAGACCGGATAGGTCGCAGCATTTCCAGTCAGCACGTGGCGAAAATGGCTGGCGGGATTGCGCGTCGCCCGCGCGATCCACGTCCCGCTCGCGCTATCCCAGTCGGGGAGCACGCTGCGCCCGAGCACGGAAAAGCCGTCGAGGGTGCCGTTGAGCTGGTTCGTCGCCTTGATTTTGACGGCCACCAGCGCGAGCGGTTTGCCGAAATTGAGGGGGTATTCCGGCCGATAGCCGCGCAGCGCCACCCAGTCCGAGCGAGTTGAATAGGCGTAATTGGGATCGGCGGTGAAATCATCCCAGTTGATGCTGGTCCGCATCAGCTCGACTTCATACTGCCCACGCTCCGGGAAGCTGAAATAGAACGTTCTCAGAAACGGATTGGAATTATTATCGCTCACATTGAACGTCATTGTCGTCCATGAGGCACCTCCGACCTTGCGATACCTCAGTTGAAAGTCTACGCCCCATGAATATTTTACGGTCGTGCTGCCCTTGCTTACCGCATACAGCCCCTGTGCGAAGGCGATATCGACCGAGGCACGGTCCACGTCCGGCGCAGTGACCTGCGTGTGCACTCCAGATTGCAAAAGCTGGATCGAAATGGCGTCCTCGGACACCTGGTTGGGATAGATCGTCACCGGGCTGTCGCTGGCATAGCCCTCGCGCACCTCGACCGTGACGCCGTCATATTGCGAGATGGGCGTGGTGCCGATGCGCATCTCGGAGGTCGGCAATTCCAGAGGCCCGTATCCGCAGCAGAACAGGGCGATGATATAGCGGTCGTTGCCGCTCGCCTCGGTGTAGGGCTTGGCGCCATAGACCGGCGCCCAGCGCATCTCGCCCAACAGCCGCGGAACAGCGCCGTCCGGGTTCAGCGAATTCTGCATCCCGGAAATCGAATAGGTGGGGCTGGCGTCTCCGCTCGCCGCCTGCTCTTTGCGCACCGGAACCAGCGCATTGATGAGCAGCGTGCCGCCCGCCAGCACGGCAGCAGAGATCAGGCTCGCCCCCAGAGTACCGAGGCCCGGCGCCAGCAGGTTGCCGATGGTCAGTGCCGCGATGGCAACCACAATGGTGAGCACCGCCCGGAGAGCGCCAGAATCGCCCGGCAGCAGCCGCACCAGCACTTCGGCGCCGGGCTTCGGGCGCACCACGTGCCAGTGCCGGCGCTCGATCACGTGGCCGGCGACCAGCACCCGCACGTGCTCCACCGGCGCGCCGGGGGCCGCCAGGCCCACGATCTCGGCGAGGCTCGCCCCGGCCGGCGCTGTCATCGACAGGCGGTCGGCCGGGTCCAGGCGCTGCATCACGATGATGGACATAGGGCCTCGTGGCGATAGATGGCGATGAGACGTGCCGCCCAGGTGGGCGCGCGATAGTCCTCGATCCGGCTGTCGTGGCCGTCCGAGACGTGGAGCATCAGGCCAGGGCGCACCACCACCCCCACATGGAGCGGCCGGCCGAACACCGAGAACAGGGCAATGTCGAATGGCTGCTCACGCCCAGGCGGGACCTCTCGCCACGTCCTCTGCGCGATGGCGCCGGACAGGGCCGCAGCTATCTCCGCCCGCTCCCCGACCGACGCATAGGCCTCCGTGTAGCTGGGCAGCGTGATGCCGCGCTCTTCCGCAAGCACCAGGCGCACCAGCCCGTAGCAGTCGAGCCCGCCCCTGCCCCGCCCCAGCGACACGAAGGGCAAGCCGAGGTAGCTTCCGGACCAATGGCCACCGAAGTTCACATCCGTGCGCCTCCGGCCATCGACCACACTTTCCGAAATGGAGGTCTCAGGCGGTGCGCCGCGGAAGATCACATTCATGGAAACCCCTCAGAACTGCCCCGGAAAGCGATCCTTGGTCATGCGGTCGCAGGGCCACGGCTCACTGAGGTAGGCCTCGCGGGACAGCGTGAGCGTGATCTGGTTGGCGTCATAGCTCACATCGACCGTCAGCAGCCCGTCGAAGGGCGCCTCCACATGGTCAGGCGCGGCAGAGGTGACGATCTCCAGCAGCACCGTGGCCGGCCCGCGCATCTGGCGCACCAACTTCACCTGGTCCGCCGCCACGTTCTCGAACACCAGCTGCGAGGCCGGCGCCTCATCCTGCTTGTCGTCGGGCCACGCCGCCCGCATGGCGGCGAACAGATAGACCTCGCTCCGGCTCACGGTGCCGTATTGCAGCGGGTCAACGGAAAGCCGCTGCGTCGGGTCCGTCGACAGCCGGACCGGCTCATCAAGCATTGGATGGGTGATGGTGGCGAGCACCACCGGCACCACGTCCGTGGCCTGCCCCGTCAGGGCCTGCCGGAGCGTGAGCGACAGCGACCTCATGGCAGGATGTCCAGCGAGAAGGCCGCGCCGAACAACACACCGCTCTGCGCATCGAAGGCAATGCCGTCCTGCCCGAACATCACCAGCCACCACGAGGTGATGACGAGAGGCGCCCCGTTCTCAGTCAGCAGCGGGGCGCCATCGGCCGTCAGCAAAGCCAACCCGTCCATGGTCTGGTCCGGAAACCAGAAGGGCAATGAACCGCCGGCCACGCCCTCAGCCCAGAACCGATTGAGCCGCGCCTTCTGGTCGAACCCCAGCCACAGCCGGGCGCGGACGGGCCGCGTCGCAGCCGAGGTACGGCGGCGCATCTTGGGCGGACCGGCATCCATGGACTGGCGAAGGCGCCCATCGGCAACGCCCTCAGAATAGCCGTCCACCAGGACGCGCTGCGGCAGGTCGGAAGGCCAGAAAGGGACCGTCATCGCCGCACCAGTGCCGGCCGCACGTTGTAGCCACCGAGCGTCTGCTGTGTCCGCGACCCACGCTTGCGCATGCTCGCGGCCACCTGCTCATCGAAGAACACGTCGAGGCGGCGCCCGCCGTTTCCGTCGTCGCGCTCTTCGGCCCGCGTTCCGGCGGGCGCGCCGTGGAACGTGACCTGCGTCGGCGGGGTGGTTACCGATACTGCCGGTCTTCCCCCGATCCCTCCGACGTCAGGACGCTGCACACGATCAAGGTTGAGAATGTGCCGAGGATCATCTCGCCGCAGCACCTCTTCGTTAAGACGGAGGATCGCGGGGCGCTCGTCGGGGCCAAAAAACCCGCCTCCGGAGTGGAACTTCGGCGCTCCGAGGAACGCCAGGGCCGACACGTTGCGAGTGGATGGCGCGTTGTCGTTCACGATGCCCCCGACATGATAGATGCCGGTGGTGAACCCAGATCCGGTCAGGGCTGGCAACGCGCCACCAGACGATAGCCCCCCTGTTAGGCTCCCGAAAATGCTGGACAGCACTTTGTTCGCTGCCATCTCCATCAGCTTGTCCACGACCTTGTTCAGCGCATTGGTGAGCGCATCAGACATGCCCACACCGTTGCGGAGGTCCGAGAGAAACCCCGTCAGCGCGCTTTCCCCGATGCTCTTGGTCTCGCTCAATGCTTGGTTGAGTCGCAGAACTTGTGCGGTCGGGGAGTTCAGGTCGACGGCGAGCCCCGCCGTACGCAGTGTAGAGGCGATCTGCTGGTCGCCGGTCGATCGGCCGAGCTGGTCGCGCTCGAATGCCGCGTCATTGAGGAGTTGAGCCTCGCGAAGAAGCGCGTTCAGCTTCGCCTGCTCAGCGTTCCGGGCTTTGAGCGCTGCAAGCTCGGTCTGGTTCACGACCGTCCCGTTCTGTGCCGCCTCCCGGATCAGCTCCTGCTCAGTCCGTAGGTTGGCAATCGCCAGTTCGCGTTGTTCAGCGGTCGCCCCCACCATCCGGCTTTCAAGCTGCTGCTGGGCGATGGCCTCCTGTGCTGCCTGCATGCGCTGGCGCGCGGCCTGGGACATGCCGGCATAGACCTGCGCGAGCGCCTTGATCTTGCCATCCTCGGCTTCGGCTGCAGCCGCCGCATTGGTCGCGCCGCGCTCCTTCGCGCGATAGGCGTCCAAGGCCGCCTGAGCTTCCGCGCGCTGTGTCGGCGTCGCCGCCCGGATGACCGCCAGCTCCATCTCACGCTCTCGGCGCAGCTTTTCGGCAACGGAGAGCAGCTGCCCGTCGTTCCCGGCGAGCGCCTGGATCTGGTTATTCACCCCCTCCAAAGTTTCCCGGTAGAGCTGGGTGTTTCCGGTTCCCTTGTCGATGGCCGCCTGCAGGGCCGATGCCTGCTTCGTCAGGCTCTCCAGTTCGTCGATGCGCGGGTCGCGCTCCTGGGCGATGACCTGCGCAGCCTTGGCAGCAAGCTCGTCCTGCTTCTTTGCCGCGCGCTCCTTCTCGTCGGCCTGCTTCTTGTAGAGATCCGCCAGCTTCTGCTCGTTCACCTGCAGCGAGGCTGCTGCCGCTCCGGAGGCGCGACCGCGCGGTCCCGCTGCGGTAATGCGCTGGTCAGCGACCAGCTTTTCGAGCGCCTTGATCTGCGCATCGAGGTCCGGTCCCTCGAACAGGGAATTGATGGCCTTACCCATGGCGACATAAGCGCCATCGGCGAAACCGGCGACACCCTGCCACGCACGGCCGAGCGCGGTCACATAGGTCGTCGCACTCGGCAGCGCTTTGGTAAGTTCGTCCAGCAGGACCTTCTGGGCCTGCCCCTTCTGGTTCGTGTCAGCCAGATTACGGATGTACCGGAGGGTCTCGACGTTCAGAAAGTTGAGCTTCTGGTCGAGGTCCTGTGCGCCCTTGGCCGGATCGGCGAATGCGGCCGCGAGGTCCGCTCCAGCCTCGGCGAGGTCCTTCTGGGTGAGCGCGGCATACCGCGTCGTCACCTCGATGAGGCCAATGAAGGTTTCCTTCCCGATCTTTCCGGTCGAGGCGAAGGCCGCAGTGAGATCCCGTGACGCGCTCACCGAGATCTTGCTCGCCGCGGCTCCCGCTTCGGCGATCGCCTCAAGCTGCGAGACCGTCGCGTTCGTGGAGCCTCCGAGCCCCTGAAGCGACCTCTGGAGCTGGTACTGACCGTCGAGATAGCTGGAATAGGCCAATCCAGCGGCGATGCCGATGCCTGCCAGGCCGGCGGCGACAGCACGGGCCGGCGTCACCAGCCCCATGAGCCGCTCGCCGAGGTACTTCAGCGACCCGGTAACGCCGCCCTGCCCTTCCTGCAACACCTGGTAGACCTGTCCGGCCTGCGACGTGATGATCTGGAACGGCGAGGCGCCCATGAGCGCCATGGTGGCGACGTCGTTCATTTGCCGGGACAGATTCATCATCTGGTAGCCGGCGAGGCCTGAACTCTTGGCCACATGATCAAGCTGGACGACCTGCGTCGCGAACGCGGTCTTGGTCCGGTCCAGCGCGGCCGCCCGCTCACGCTCGCTGATCGCGCCGACCTTGGCCGCCTCGTTGATCTCCTGCAGGGTCTGCCGGTATTGCTGACCGGCGGCGTAGAGGGGATTGTACTTGGCGCGCAGACGATCCAGTTCGGCGCCATAGGCCGCGATGTCCGCCCCACGATCGGGTGTGATCGTCTGGCGCGCCACGGCCGCCTGTGCTGCGGCCTTGGCCGCTGCCGCCTGATTGCGCAGTGCGCCTTCAAGCCTCCGGATCTGAGCGACCTGGGCCTCATAGACCGCCGTCGTCCGGGTGATCGCGTCCGCCCGCTCCTTCTCCGAGATCGCGCCGACGCGCGCGGCTTCGGCGATCTCCACGATAGTCTCGCGGTGCTGACGCTCCGCGGCGAACAACGGGTTGAACTTCGCCCGCAGGTCGTCCAGAGCTTCCCCAAAGGCGGCTATGTCCGAGGCCCGGCCGGCCGCATCGGCGAGGGGCCTGACACCAACGCTCCGGTTGATCTGCTGCTGGACGCGCAGCGCATTGTTGACCTGGTCGATTGCCCGGACATAGGCCACGGTCGGGGCGATCGCGTTGCGGCCGAGCGCTACCGCCGCCGCCTCCACCGACCGAGCCGCCGTGGTCGCCTGCTCAAGCGCGGCCCGCGCGCCCTTCGTCTCCCGCGTGATCTGATCGATACCGCGGCCGGCCGCTTCCGCCGCAGAGGCAAGGTCATCGTTCGCAGCCTCGGCCCGCTTCGACGAATTGACGAACTTGTCGAGTTCCCGGGAGGCCTTGGCCGCCGGCGCAGAATCGATCGCGAGCCCGAGGCGGGCGATATCGTCAGCCATATTGGCTCAGCCCTTTCTCTTTGCCCCGAGCCCTCTAAGCATCGCGGCAACGCCCGGCCCGTCCTTCGCGGACACGCCCTTCAGCTCTTTCTCAGCGGAGCCGAAGATCGCCTTGAGCATCGCTGTCCGCCCTTTGAAGGCGGCCACAATGCCGGGCATCGAGGTGTCGAGGGTCTCGGCCTCGGTCCACCCGAGCCACCCCGTACCCACTTCGAAAAGCCAGTCGTGAAACTCCGACTGGCTCAGGCTTCCCCCGAGGGGGCGGCCTCCCCGTCTTCGATCTCCTTAGGCTCCTTGCCGCCATTGGCGAGAAGCTGCACGAAGCGGGAGAGCGGCGCCGACAGCGGCGCGATGCCGGTCGCGTAGACCTTCCCCTCGACGTCGGAGACCTTCTTGCCGAGGCCCGCCGCGACGATGGCGACGTAGGTGGAGAAGTCGAAGGTCGCGAGGCGCTGGTAGGCCCCGATGAAGCCTCCCGCCGAGGCACTGACCTCTTTCGCAGCCCGGAGGGTGGAACGGAGCACATGCGTCTCGCCGTCGAGAACGATCTCGACCTCGCCCTGGTTCGCAGACATGAAGACCTCTTTGGTTGGTGAAGGGGATGTTCCCAGGCTCAGGGCGTCACGGCCGCCGGCACCTCGTAGATCTCGGAATTGATCCCGAGGTTGAACACGGACGTCGTGACGCTGTCGTTGGCCCCGAAATTGTTCCGGCCGGACATGACCAGCGCACGGAAATAGAAGATCGAGTTGGTGTGGCCCACCGAAGGAGCGTCGGCCGCGACTACTTTGATCGCGTACTCGAATTTCGTCTTCTCGGCGGCCTTGAGCGCGATCTGCCCGACGTCCAGCGGATCCCGGCCGACGGTGAGGGCCAGCGTGCCGGCATCACGCGCGCCCTTGAGCTTGCGCGTGCGGGCATCGCCGATCGAGGCGAAAGAGACGGACGAGGATTCGTCGCCGAACTCGCCGAGGTTCTGCACCTCCCCCACCTCCACATAGGTGAGGGCCGCGAACTCGGCGGTCGTATCGGCGGCATCGGCGGTCACGGCCGGGCCGATGTAGATCTTGGTGCCGGAAGTGGTGGTGACGGTCATGGAAGGGCTCCATCAGGATGGCGCGCTTGCCCAAGGCGCGATTGGGCGTTGCAGCCGAAGCCGCAGGATCAGGGCGCGACGCAGCGCCAGCGAATGGTGACCGGGACCTGCACCCAGTCCGGCTGCTCGATCGGCGGCGCCACGTCCGGAGGCCGGTTCACCTCCACCATGCGGCCATGCCGGGCGATGCGGGTTCCGCGCTCGAAATGGCCAGCCACCTGGCCGGCGAGGTCGAGGGGCTCGATGATGCCCTTCCCGGGCTGCCAGAAGACCGACACCTGGAAGAGGCCGCGAAACTCGCGGCCCGCGTCGAAGGCGAGGCCTGTTGCGCTCGTCGTGTTGGGTAGGTGCGTGGCGGACAGGAAGGGCACGCCCACGGTCGGCGAGAAGGGAACGCCGGGCCAGGCGATCGGACGGGCTGGCGTCAGCACGAGCTGCGACAGATGCCAGATCAGGGCGTCGGCGATCTGGGCCTCGGGGCGTGAAGCCGCCATGGTCAGCCCTTCACGAAGATGAGGTAGGCCGCCGGCGTGCCGGCTGCGGGAATGGGCTGGATCTTCAGGATCGCCCGCGGCGTGCCGTCGATGATGACCCGGTCCGTGATGAGAGGTTCGACCTCGGGGACGGCGCAGCGGACCATCAGGTCGCTGGCCGTGACCAGCGTCCCATCCACATAACGCGCCGTCACGCCGCTGACCGTGGCATTGAGGCCGTAATTGACCGGGACCGCAACGGGCGGGTTCCAGGCGTCGCCGCCCTCGCCCGGCACGTCGCGTTGTAGGCTGACGACGCCCTGGCCGAACTTGGTGAAGAGCTTCGACGCGGTCTGGCGCGCCCGATCGCAGATCGTCATGCCCAGTACCAGGTGGCTTGGCCGCCCTGCGAGCCATCGAGGATCGGGCCGAGCATCCCGGTGACCACGCCATAGCTCGTCTCGGCCGGGGCGCCGTCGAAATACTCGACCTCGACCGCGCCTTCGATCTTCTCCCGCTTCACACGGCCGCCGCGGTCGGCGTCCTGTGCCAAGGGGCCCGAGAGTGCCCGCGGCGCCAGTTCCGCTGCGCCCCTCTTCAGCATCGGCGGCAGGGCGGGGAGCGGCACGTTCCCCGGCCCGAGAACGGCGAGCGGGTCGCCGGCTGCATCCAGCCCTCCGGTGCGCGGCCATTCGAGGCCCTGCTCCCAGCCCTTCCGGATGCCCCGGTAGGACGCGCCGTAGATCGCGTCCAGATATGCCGACGCGGCGCGGAGCGCGCCTTCCTTGCTGGCCTCGGTTGCCGCCGCCCAAGGCGCCGCCAGCGCATCCTGCGGCCGTGCGGCCCAATAGGCGTCAGCCTCGGCGACGGAGGCATAGCTTTCCGCGCCCGAGACGCCGGTGCCGTCCTCGATCACGAGCATGGCTCAGCCCTGCATCTCGGCGAGCTTGGACGTAGCCTCTTCCTTGGTCAGGGCGTCCTCGGTGAGACGCTCATCACCACGGTAGACCGCCCACTTGCCGCGCCCGACGTGGCGAACGGAAAGCTCCGCGACGTTGGTCTCCGCGCCAGCAGCGGCCTCGGCGTTCCCCGCCGAGCCGGCCTCGCCGCCCTGGTTGATTGCCGCGGCCGGCGGCTTGACGCCCTGACCTTCCCCGGCACCGGCCGAAAGCGAGGTGCCTTCCACCGACCCTGCGCCCTCGGCGGCGTCCACCGGCTCCTTCGGGGGCTCCGGGTCAGCAGCGCCTTCGGCGGAACTCGACTTGTTCTCCGGGGTACCCTGGAAGGCCTGAATCTCCGGAGCGCCCGGCAGCGCCTTGACCTCCGCCACGAAGCCGCTGGCGTACAGCCCCGTGAAGTGCGGCCCGAACTCGCGCTCCTCGCCGCCGGAGAGATACTCGGCCTTCATCCCGTCTTCGAGCCACGGGAAAGGCTTCAGAACGACACCGCGCATGGCTCACGCCTCCTGTGGTCGATCGGCAGGGGCCCGTCGGACCCCCGCCAGATCCGGTCAGCCCTGGCCGAAGCCCTTGGCAAGCACCGTGGAGCCCTGCTGCGCCGGGCGCTGGAGCGGGACGAGGATCGCGACCATCTCGCCGAAGGCGATGTTGGCCACCGTGCTGGTGATGACGGCCTGCACATAGCGCTTCCGGGGCTTGAAATACTCGACCACCAGCACCTTGCTGGCGAGGTCGTTGGTGGCGCCCGACACGGCCGAGGCCACTGCCGCGTCGACCACCGTCATACCGGCGTCGGCGTTGGCGTCGTTTTCCTCGAGCTGGATCTTCGCCACGCCGGTCGCGACGCTCGCGGTGACCGGCACAGCGAACATCACGCTCTCGTAGCCCTGGGTGTCGATGATCGCCGAGTTGCTGTCGGTGTTGTTCGCCGCGGCGACGGCCGCCTTGACCCACCGGACCTCGGCGTTGTTGAGAAGACCATGCATTGGGGAGCCCTCCTCCGGGCGGGAATGAAGAGAGAGGGCCGCTCGCGGCGGCCCCCGGTCAGATCAGGATCAGGCGCTCACGACCATGAGGGCGAAGGCCTCGAAGTTCGTCACGTCGCCGCCCACGCGCCGGCGGGAGTAGAACTCCACGAACGGCTTGGAGCTGTAGGGATCGCGCAGGGTGGTGATGCCGAGGCGATCCACGACGGTGTAGCCGGCGCGGAAGTCACCGAAGGCGATCGGGAGCGCGCCGGCGCCCACCACCGGCATGTCGTCGGCCTGCCGCACCGGATAGCCGAGCAGGATGGACGGCTTGCCCGCCTCCAGCCCAGGCCGCCACAGGTACTGCCCCTGGGCATCCTTGAGCAGCGCCACCGAGCCGACGGTTCCGCGCTTCATCAGCCAGGACCCGTTGGCGAGGTAGGCCTCCTTCAGCGAGAAGGTCATGTTCACGAGGCCGTCGGCGGTGATGTTGGTCGCATGACCGGAGTTCACCTGCAGGATCTTGCCCCGCGCGTAGACGCCCGACGCCGCCGCCGGATAGGTCAGGATGCCACGGGGCTTCTTGACCCCGTTGCCGACGATGAAGGCGGAGGCCTCGATCCGGGCGAACTTGTCGGAGATCTTGTTCGCCAGCCAGCCCTCGATGTTGATGGATGCGTCTTCCAGCATCTGCTGGGTCGCCCGGGGCTTCGCCGCCATTTCGAAGACCGGGATCGCCTGCAACCCGATCTGCGGCGTGCCGGTTTCCAGCCGGCCCTCGGTCTCACCGACCCAGCCCGCCGAAGCCTCATCGTCATCAATCGGGATTTCCAGCTTGTCGGTGCCGATCGTCTCGATGGTCGCGAGCTGGCGCAGCGGAGAGGTTTCCCAGATCCGGGTCAGGATCCGCGCCGAGGTCGCGGTCGGCACGAGATAGCCTCCGTTGGGGTCCGAGCCCACGGAGAGCGCCTTCGCCTCGATCGGCTTGTCGTCGCGGCGCAGGTAGAGCGGGAACGACTTGGTCCATGCCCGATAGCCGTCCATGTCGAGGCCGGCCGGATCGATGGGACTGCCCACCTTGAGCGAGCCGGCGACGGCGGCCTTCGTCTCGAAATAGGCCAGGGCGTGCTTCTGCTCCTCGCCCTGCTCCTTGGGATCGCCGAGGGGGGCCCGGCGCATGGCGGTCGCGACCTGGTCGGCCTGGGCCTTCAGCTCACCGACGGTCTTCTCGATCGCGGCGTGTTTCTCGGAAACGGAGGTGGTGAGCGCGTCGATCTGCGCCTTCACCTCGGGCCGATCGGCGGACTTCTTGGCCTCCTCGGCGAGCTTGCGCACGTCGGCGAGGTCCTTCTCCATCGAGGCCTTCAGCCCGGAGACATTGTCGCCAAAGCCCTTCACCTCGCGCTCAATGCGCTCGAGCACGTCATTTTCAACGGGCATTGCGCCCTCCTATGAACGGGGTGATGTCAGAGACCGGCCCGGATGCCCTTGATGGTCCGCAGCAGGTCGTTCATCGCGCCGTCCTCATCCCGAGGCTCCAGCGACTTGAACCCGGACGAAGCGATCGACTTCGCCTGGGCGTGCGAGAAACCGAACTTCTCCCGAAGCCCGGCCTCGAATTCTCGAATGGTGCGCGGCGGGCCGGCCTTCACGCCGGTGACGCCTGCGGCCGGGTTCATCGCGAAGGTGACCAGGCTGACCTCCATCAGGTCGAGCTTGACCAGCTTCCGGATCCCGGCGGCCCGGTCGATCTCGTCCTCGAGGGTGGCGTAGCCGATGGAGAGCCCGTCCAGAGCACCATCCTTGAGCAGCGCGTAGGCCTCATCCGCCTGCTTCACGCCGGCAGTGAAGCGGCCCTTCACGAAGAGCCCGTAATCGTCCTCGCGCATCTCGGTCCATACGCCGATGGGCCTGCGGGCGTCGTGCTGCCACAGGAGCTTGGGCAGCTTGCCCTTCGACCGCCACGCGGACAGGCTTTCCGCGAAGGCGCCACGCACGATGAGGTCTCGCCCCTGGTCGACGTTGCCGAATACAGCGCCGTAGCCGGTGAAGGTGCCGGCATCGCCAACCTCCTTCAGTTCCAGAGCGAAGCTCTTGATTTCCATGGCGCGCCGCCCCTTTTCACTCGCCCGGACCCGGTCGGCCCAATCCTCATCGATCTCCGCGAACTCTTCGGGCCCGAAGATCAACTCGCCGCCGAACGGCTCGACATTGCCCAGGTCGACGCCCGCCCTGTCGTAGGTGATCGTCACGTGCGGCCGGTACCCGTCGTGGTCCCAGGACGCGCCGATGTCGCGGAAGGCCTGCCAGCGCTGGGCAAGTTCAGCGTGCTCGAACCGCAGCACCACGGCGCCCTTGTCCCCGAGCGGCTCAACCGAACGCGGCCCGCCGGCCCGGGCACGCACCTGGTCGAAGTGGTCACCGGCGTCCGCCCAGTCCACGGGATCGCGGCTGTAGGCGACGGTCACGTGCAGATCGTCGGCGGGAACCGTCTTGGCAAACCCCTGCCCCTTCGCCCAATCGATCAGTTCCGCGCCGTTCAGCAGGGGCCGGCTGACATAAAGCGTCCGGGGTTCCCCCATCGCTCCGTTCTCCGCTATGGTCTGAGCCGATGGCACGAAAGCTCCGCCCCCTCAGCGACACCGAGGTTCACGACCGTCTGGTCGCCGCTGCTGAATCCCTCGGGTACGCTCCGGGGGAGACCACGCGCGGAAACACCGCCATCGCGACGGCGCGGCGAGCGCTCGTGATGCTCCAGCTCAGCCTCGTCAAGGCGATGGAAGAGAGCACCGACAAACTGGACGGCGTGCGAAATCAGGACTGACCGAGGCGGGCCTTGAGCTCGCCGGTCACCTCGCCGACGATCTGCCCCCACTTCTGGGCCGCCGAGCGCACGAACGCTTTCCCGGCCTGATTGTAGGTCCGCCCGAGGCTGTCCTCCCCAACGAAGCCATATTCCAGCCGGCGGGCATAGGCGGCGCCGTAGGTCGCATAGATCGTATCGCCCAGTTCAGCACCCGCGATCACCAGGGCAACCTGCCCGGCATCGAAGGCCTGGACGGCGCCCTCAAGTGGGGGCTTCAGAGTGCCCGATGCTGGGGTGCCGAGCGTCGCCTGAAGGCTGGCGCGCAGGAAGCCCGTGTCGACCGGCATCCGGCCGCCCGCGCCCTCCGGCGTCTGCATGTCGCCGATCACCCGTTGCGCGCTCTCGCGGAAGACTGCGACCTGACGCGTCTTCACCTTTTTCGCCCAAGCATCGACCTGGGCCGCGAAGCTGAGGTTCTGGTCAGCCACACCCGCCTCCCCAATGAAAAAGCCCGCCGAAGCGGGCCATTTCTCAGCGATTTCCGGTCCAGTCAGCGAACGCGCCGCCCGGCGCCACCAGACTGCATCTTGTCCGCCAGTCGGTGTTCCGCGTCCGATTGCGGTTCACGCCACTGATCGAAGATCCGCTTGGCCTCGTCCGAGAACCCTCCGCCCAGCATGACGCGATCGTCGGACTTTTTGTCGTCCGCGACCTCCTTGAGCTTGATCTCGTAGACGTTCCCGCGCTTTGCCATGCCGGTCACGATAAACCGCGTGCCCGCCTTGAACAACACCTCGTTCTCATTGCGAAAGCGAGACAGGGGCTTCACGTCCACGCCGGACAACCCCTCGATGATCATCCGGACATTGCCACCGAAGGAAAACCCACGGCCCGTCGACGTGAAGGCCGGGAACTCGACAGCGGCACCGACAGCATAGGTCGACGTGATTTCGGCATCGCTGTAGACGTTGAGACCTCGGGTCACGAGGCCGGTTTCCTTCCTGGTGACGGCGTCCAGCGCGCCATTCAGCGCGTCTGAGATTATCGGGGTGAGCCAATTCCCCGTGCCTTCCCGCAGATCCTTGTTCAGCCGACGGTAGCCACTGCCGGTGTACCAGTTGATGAGCCCAGCCTGCCCAATCGAAAGCCCCCTGTACGGCGCGGGCGCACTCTTGAGGATGGTCTCGATCTCCTTGCGCCAGGTCGGATGGGTCGGAGTGAGCAGTTCATCAGCGACGCGATCTGCAAGTTCCGACGGCACACGGGGCCACGCCGCCCCGTCCGGGCCATAGCGCTGAGGCAGCAGGACCGGTTCCGGTGGCAGCGGCTTCTTCGGCTTGGGCGGCGCCTTCGGCTTTGGTGCTGGCTTCGGCTTCTGCTCTGCCTCCACAGCCTGGGCGAGGAAGTCGACTTTCGCCTCGCGCCAGCAGCGGCACCCGATCCTGTTGGCCGCAGAGGCGTTGGGATCGCCGGGAAAGCGGATCGGGCCCAGCGGGGACGAGAACGGCGTGCCGTGCGGTGCCCCCTTCTCGTTCATGCCGGGGATCATCGCGTGCGAGTGGCGCACCCGCTCATCCGCCGCCGTTCGCCAGAAATAGCGCACGTGGCTGCTCTGCAGCGCGCCCTTGTCGATCGCCTGCTGGTACGCCTCCTCCTGCGACTGGTGCAGGGCCGTCATTGCCTCGGTCCGGCCGATGGTTTCGCCGCGCAGGAGCAGCAGCCGGTCGGAATATCGACCGACCATCTTCTCCGCCGCGGCGGCGTCGATCGGCTTCCCAGCAGCGATAGCCTTGCGGATCGCACCGTCGAACTTCCGGTCGCGCCGCACCCGCGCCAGCGCATTACGAAGCTGGGCCTGGTCGCCGGAAAGCAGTTCGGCCCGGTAGCGCTGGACGTATTCCAGCTGCTGCGAGGTCAGCCCGATGAGGCCGCCCTGACGCGTTCTAGTCACCGGGTCGAGGCGCCCAACCAGGTCGAGGGCAACGTCGCGCGGGTTGAGGCCGCGGGCCATGCCATCGGCGAGGACAGTCCTGATCACCTGCCGCTGGTCTTCGATGATCTCGCGGATCAGAGTCGAGGACTGGTCCTTCAGCCACTGCTCGGCGCGGTCGTTCCGGGCGTTGAACTGCACCACCATGCGCAGCCCGTCCGGGGTTTTCACCGGCGGGATGGTCTGGGCCGTCTTCCCACCCCCCTCCTCGAACGCATCGGAAATCGACTGGTCCAGCTTCCGGAACGCCGCCGGATCGAGACCGATGGCCAGCAGGGCGCCGCTGATATCGCCCTTTTCCAGCATCGTGGTCAGGGCGCCGACCTGCGCCGAGCCCTTGATCGAGGCGATCGACGCCTTGAACGCCTTTGCGATTTCGGGCCCGTGCTGCGCCACCAGCTCGAGCAGGTACTTCTTGGTCGGCTTCGCCATCAGGGTGCGGCCGGATCGGCCTGGTTGTCGGCCGCCGGTTGCCCAGGGTCACCCAACGAGGCGGCAGCATCCTCGGCGGCGCGCAGATCGCGCTCGGCTGTGAGGGCGGCGAGAAGCTCCTCGTCCGTCTGGACGCTCAGGCCGATAGATCTGGCATACCGCCAGAGCATCTCGATCGGCAGCGCATCCTTCGTGTAGGCGTCAACGAGGGCAGAGAGCACCTGCGCGTCGGGGTCGAACTGCGTGGCGTCAGGGAGCGGCTCGTATTGCAGCGCGTCCCGCGCCTCATCGCGGGTGATGAGGCGCTTCTCGAACAGCTCGATCGTCGCCTTCCGTTTCGATTCCCGCCGGGGCTCCAGCGCCGGCACCTCGTCGAGGTCCACCCCGAGACGCAGGCGGTCGCCGAACCGCGGGGTGAGCCACGCGTCAAGCGCGTCCACGGCCTTGTCCACGAGGGGCAGCACCGTATCCTCGTAGAGGCCCAAAGTTGCCTCGCGGACATTGTTGTATGTGCTCGCCCCCGGCACGATCAGGATGTGGGGTACCCCGAAGGCGGTGCAGATATCCCGCGCCGCGTCGTCCTTGCCGGCGCCGAAGTCCATGTCCTTGGGCGAGATGCCCATCTCCTGCCAGTCAACGTTCCCGCCGAACACCATGGGCCGGCCAGCGTTTTCAAAGCCGCCGTGGCGCTCCTTCAGCCTCGCCTCGGCCGCTTCCACCGCCTCTTTCGGTGCGGACTGGGCTGTGCCGTTGACCACGACCGGCTTGAAGACCAGCGCGCCGCTCGGCCGGGCGCCGTTATCCAGCAATGCCTTGTTGTGGGCTGAAGCCGCGTTGTGGCGGTCAACGGCGTAGGCCGCCGGGTCCACCCGCGACAGGCCGTACCAGTCGTCGATGGGGTGGAACTCCTTCAGGTGCAGGATCGGGCCCTCGCCCGTCAGCAGATCCACCTGCCACGTCATCTTCTGGCCGTTGGCCTCGTACTCGTAGGCCTCCGGGCGGCCGTAGGCGCCGGGGATCACCCGCGTCCGGTCGGGGCGAAGCGTCCACAGCTCGCGCGGCGGCTTGCCGTCGGCGGGCGCGACCGCCTCGAGGTAGGTGTTCCCGGCGAGCAGCAGGTAGGCGTAGAACGCCTCGAACAACGAGTGACCGCCGATGCCCGGCGCCGGGCGCCTGAGCAGGTCGAGAAGGGGGCTTTCTTCCACCTCCCGCCCCTTGGTGTCCGCCAGGAGCCAGGGGATTGTCGCGGCTGCCGAGGCGATCATCTTCACGCACCGATGCGCGACCGCGTTCCGGACATAGGCCTCATCGGCGATCCGGTCATAGCGGCGATCAGTCCAGACGGGCTGGCCGACAGTCCACGCCGAAATCACCGAGCCGGCGGCGCTCGCCTTGGTTTGCGGACGCCGGCCGAAGGGCCACCAGGATGCCATGTTGGTCCTCAGCTTCCGACGTACCAATCGAATGGGTCGTTGATCAGCGCATTAAAGGCGCGGCTTGTGCTGTCGGCATCGTCGTCGTGCGCCGCGTCGGGGAAACCCTCCAAGGCGGCGAACCATTGCTCATTCCAGGCACCGCGCAGCACCAGCACGTTGCCGGCCTCGGCCTGGGCCGAGAACGGGCCAAAGCGGGTGACCTTGTCGCCGCTCTCCAGCGTGATCCGCACGTTGAAGCCGGTGAGGAGCTTCGCCAAAGACGACTTCTGCGCTTTGCCGGCCTGCCCGGGGTCCTGCGGCAGCGAGATTTCGACCTCGTGGCCGTCTGCAGACGCGGTGTTCTTCAGCAGGGTCTCAACACCTGAAGGCGACCAGTGGCCGGCGACGTGGTGGGCAACGATGAAGCGCCCGTCCGGCAGTTTCCCGAGCTTCGTTCCCGCCGTGGCGTCCGGGTCGTTGCCCTCGGTCTTCGGCGTCCCCGCAAGGTCCCAGCCACGCACCCAGCGCGCGCCGGCCGGCACCGCATCCACGACCTGGCACCACCCGCGCTGGAATAGCAGGCCCGCCGCTGGCCGGATCTTCCAGTTGCCGCCAAGGAGCCGCTCGCGCTCGACCGTGGGCAGCGCCATCAGGTTGGCGATGTAGCTCGGGTCCGCCGCCATCAAGGCGCGGTTGTCCGTCAGCTTCGCCGGGATGAACGTCACCGACTTTGGCGGAATTGGCTTCTGTTCGCCAAGTTCGTCAGGCGCCGTGTACTGCGCAAGATCCTCGGGCCGGTCCGCCCAAATGATGGTGTCGCCGATGCGAACGAACCAGCGCAGCACACCGGAACGCTCAGGAATCGCCAGCCCGGTGACCGGGTCGATCCACCAGGCGATAAACCGCGCCACCCAGCTGTCGGCGTCCGGGTTGCAGGTGGCTCGGATGTAGGGCCGCACCCCGCTCATGGAGCGGTTGCGGCTGACCATGTACCAGAACTGCTTCTCGCTGAAGTGCGTCAGCTCGTCGAAGCAGATCAGCGGGATCTGCGCGCCCTGCCAGTTCAGGACGGTCTTGTCGTGCTCCAGGTGGCCGAACGACACCGCAGCGCCGGACGGGAACGTCCACGACAGGTCCGGCGCCACCCGCGGCGTCGCGCCGATCAGCGGATAGAGCTTCTCGCTCTCATCCCACAGCCCGCCTTCGTTGCGGACCTGCACCAGCGTGCGCCGGAAGAACACCGCGCCGAACTGCCGGTTCGCGACATGCCGCAGCGGCTCCATGAGGAGCGCCCACGTTTTGCCCCCCCCCGCCGCTCCGCCGTAGATGGCGATGTCCGCTGGAGACCCGAGGAACGTCGTCTGCGGGCCCAGCTGCGGTCGGATGATCGTGGGGCTCCCCTGCCCCGCCTCATGACCTCCCATTGTCCGGCAGCTGGAAGATCGTCACCGGCGCCGGTGCGGGCAGGTCCTTCCCGTCCTTGCCTGTGTGCTCAAGCTTGTGGCGGTTGGAATAGGCGTCGCCGCATTCCTTCGCTGCCTGCTCATGCAGCTGAGCGGCGAGCGCCATGTTGCCCATGCCCTCTGCCTTCTCTGCCATTCGTTGCAGGGCGCGTAGGCGCACAGCACGATGGGAGATCGCGATCTTGCTCGTGTCCTCGAGGAAGGCCTTCCGGGTTTCTTCGAAGAGAGCGCGCCAGCGCGCCGCCGTGTCCGATCCCGCCGCTTTCGTTGGGTCATGGGTCTCAACCAGTTGCCGGCTCACCTCGATGCCGAACTCCTTCTTGACTGCCGCAGTCACAACGGACGGCGCGTCGAAGCAGGCGAGCGCTTGCACGATAAAGGTCTTCACGTCATGGTTGAGCTTGGCTTTGGCCATTGTGGTGTCAAGGCCGGGTCAAGGAAGGCAACATGGACTTATCCAAAATGAGTGAATCAGGGCTGAGGATGATGCACCGCTCAATCCGAGCGTCGCTCGAAAGTGACCTAGCCAACCAAAACAAGACTGACCCCTACTATGGGGTTACGGAATATCCGGACTGGGCTAATTGGCGCGACGAGCTGGAGGATGAATTGAAGCAGCGAGAGCTTTTGTTCGACCCGATCGTGTGGGAGTAGCCTATTAGGCAGCGCTTCGCCCGCACGTGCCACAAAGGTGAGCGACACGCGCCCCACTGATCTCCGGGCCTCGGTTGGCCGCCTCCACCAGATCGCGGACACCGGTGGCTTCGGCGCCATAGCGGCGAACCACCCCGACGAACTCCTCCACATCGTGGCCTCGCATGGTCCAGATCGGCTGGCCGTAGCGATTGAAGCGGGGGGCGCCGAAAGGATCGCGCTCCTGGCCGCAGTGATAGAGCTCATGTTCAACCAGAGCGCAGAATTCGGCATCCCCGCATTCGGCGGCATAGGTCGCGTCGATGGTGATGATGAAATCCGGCACCTCGCCGAACCATCCCCTGACCTGCGCCTCGGCGCGGGCCTTCGCCCACTTCCCCATCGCGCCCTGGGGCTCGCCCAATTCCGCCTGCCCGATGATCCGACGGCCGCGCCGGCTGTTCTCGACGTTCGTCCAGAGGAAGCCGATGTCGGCTAGGCGGAGGTGGGCATGATCCTCGTTCACCAGTGCCGCGTCTTCGGCGATGACGGCAGTACCCGCCCATGCTTGCAGCTCGGGCGTGGGAACGAACTGCGCTTCATCACCATTCAACAGATAGACCGGCGGCCGGGGGCGTCGGGACACGGCGCCAATCTCGCTCAATAGCTTAACTGTCAATTAGGCCGCCCATCTCGGCAGATGCCGGTTAATCATCTGCTTTCGTCTTGCTACTTGCCAACCTGCAAAATGTACGGCATATATACGTACTCAGTGGTCATGATACGTATTTTGAGATTGGACGATGCCCCCAAAAACGGAACGCTTCGAGATGCGGATGGACGCCGAGGCCTTGGCGCTCATCGATAACTGGCGCTCGCAGCAGGATGATCTGCCATCGCGCGCTGAAGCAATTCGGCGCTTGGTCGAGGCTGGATTGCGCCGACAAGGGGAAGATCGTGAGATGCGCCCGTCCCAGACGGAGCGTCTGATGCTATGGATGTTAGCGGAAGTATTAAAACAAAACCCAGAATATGACAATATAGAAACGGCAAACTTAATTCAGAAGTCGGTATATGGCGGACACTTCTGGGCACTTAAGTGGGAACTTGTTGGAATATTGCATGATCGAACCGTGTCCAATGCCGACGTCTCGTTCGTCGCAGATGTGCTGGACATGTGGAGTTTCATTGAAGAGGCAGGAGAGACGCTCGGCAAAGCTGACCGCAGCAAGTTGGTGAACGCCACGGGGCCTTGGAATGATAAGCCGAAATTTAGCGGCTTTGACGGCAATAACGAGGGCCTCTATTTGAGCATCGCCACGTTTATGGTGAAGGAGATGAACCGATTCGAGCGCTTCAAGGATCGCTCTCTCAACTCTCACTCACCGTCGATCAACCGCAATCGGGCGATGCTGGCGATATTCGAACCCATGAGAGGATCGCTGGTCGGGCGCTCGCTCAATGTGGATGAACTGATCGCAATACTCCAATAGCCTTTATCGGTTCGGCACATAGATGTCGTACCTCCAGCGCAACGGCGCGCTGTACCGTGGCGAGTACCAGGAGATGCTCGCCGCATACATGGAGAGCGTGAAAAGCACCAAGGATCCGGTGATGCTCGCCCTGCTCCACGATCTGCGCATGAGCCTGATGGACTGAGTTGCCGGCCTCTCAGCCGGCGCGGGCCAGATGCTTGCCTTTAGCGCCGTGCTCGCCGCCTTTGCGCCCGGAGGCCTGCTGGTCAGTCCGCACCTGGTTGCGCGCCGAAGCGCGAATTGGTGCCGGGAATTTCTACGGGGCTTCTGTTCGCCCCCGGCAGGCTACGCGTTTGTGACCGATCCCCGCTTCTACCAAGTCCGACATATCCGGCCGGTAGGACTTGGAACGACTTGCCCGAAGGGGCCGGAGCCGTAAACTGCTAAGCTAAATCAGGGCGCAACACTTCACCCTGCATTTCGGGCACACTATGGGGTGATTTGCACCGAAGGTGCAAAGTCAGCACAAAGTTACTTGTAGACGATGCTCACCACCTTCTCCTCGTGGGGCCATTCGGCCTCCTCGCCATTGCGGAACCCCTTCACCTTGACCTCGCGATCGTTGGGGTTTTCCGGTGGCTCGGCCATGCGCCAGAAAGCGGCGAGGGCATGCAGGCCCACCTTCACCAGGCGGATGTGCTCGGGCTCGGCGTCCCGCATGAGCAGGGCATCCAGTTCACTGGTGATCTGCCGTCCCCATTCGAGCCGATCGAGCACCGCCATTGCGCCGGCGTGCTGCGCGAGAACCCGATCCCGCTTCTCCTCCTCAGTCTCGGGGCGCTCCGCCGCCAGGTAGTCGGCCTCGGCCGGGATCTCCATCCCCTCGGCGACCATGATCGCCGCCGTGGACGCGGTGATGGGCGCGGCGATCACGACATGGAATTCCCTAATGATGGATCGGAGCCGTTCACCCGCCCAGCACTCGGGCTCTGTGATCAGGCCGGCGAGGAACATCCTGCCGAGGGCGCTCTCGGCGCGCTGATCGCGGCGCTGGCCTTCCTTCAGCCAGCTGCGGTGCGGCTGGCTGGTTGCCACGTCCGTGATGTCCCTGACGCGTTGCGGGCGCGGCTTCTTCGCCAATCGCCCGTCTGCCGTCCGCCGCCCTGCCTTGCGCCTGCGCCCTGCCATAAGTGCCTCTCTGGTCGCATAATGTGGATGCCGCCGGGGTGTCGCAGGCCTCGGCGGGGATGGCTCATTCGCCCTTGACGGCGAAGTGGTACGGAGCCGAATGGTCGACGCCGGAAGGGTTCAGAGGACGCCGGCGGCGGACGCGCTCGCCTTCTGGCCGGGCAAAGAGTGCGGACACCTCGGGCGGCAAGGTGCGTGAGCCATCACGACGCGACGGCTCTTCCACCTTGGCGGCGAGCAACCGGTGAAGCTGCCCCCGGAATGTCCTGGCCGGCTCGGCGATCTCGTCCAGCAGCTGACGCAGCTCGGGGCCCTTCGGCATGAACCTCGGGCTGAAGCCGGGCACCTTCCGCTGCATGATCCGGCGATATGCTTCATGGAGCGCAAAGGCCGGCACGCCGTCGAGGGAGATCAGGTAACCTTCCTGCCGCCGGCGCAGCGTGTCGTCGTCCTCGACCCGCTCTGCGAGATTGTCCTGCAGCGTCACCACGAACGCGGCGAGTTCATCGGTTGACGCGGGTCCCAGGCGGCTCGCCAAACGGGAGCACATCTCCGCTGCCACCTCCTTCTGCTGGTCCGACAGGGCTCGGTGGGCGGGGAGGCGCGGCGGATAGTCGGCTGTCATGGCGGCCAGCGAGGACCTCAGCCATGAGGGTGCGGCCTCGTTCGGATTGAGTAGGGCCGCGATCTGGTTCGCGCTGCCCGGCTGCAGGGCGGCTGGAACGGTCATATGCACCCTCCATGAGCTTGGTGAATGATTTTGCCTGCAAGAAGAAATCGAGGCTCGGCCGCCAATCGCGGTCGTGGTCACCCATCAAGAACGGCGAGGCCCGGGCCTTCGCCATGGCGGCGCGCCACCCCTCAATGCCTCCGCATTCCCGCAGCCTGGCCTTCAAAGCGGCACGGCGCGCAGCCGTCACCCGCTGCGCTTTCGGCCAGCCGACATCATCCGCCATCAGGTTGTAGCCCTCCACGGCCTCGTCGACCGGGTCAGGGGCCGGTGCGGGCGGCGGCGAAGTCGCCTCTCCCGATGCGTGAGCATCGGAATTCTGGCTTCTGGCTTCTGGCTTCTGGGCTTTATCCTGTGGGTTAACCCCCCTCTTAAGAGCCGGGTTTCCCCCGTTGCGCCCGTTAGCCTTATCCCTCTCAGCCTTCTCATCGTCGCGACGCATACGCCGGCTGTAGATCGCACCGTTATCCCGGCTGAAAACACCGGCGGCCTCCAACTCCTCGATGAACCCAGTCACCTCCTTCAGGGAGCACCCGGCGAGCCCTGCGAGTTGGCGCTCCGAAACGGGGTTGCCGTTGACGAGAAGCGAACCACGGGGCTCCGCCTCGTGCATCACGCACAGCATCTCCATCCAAAGGCCGCGGGCGCCGATTGAGCACATGCGCAGCGCCGGGTCGGCGCGCCAGTCGGAGGGGTAGAACTTGAACCAGGGCGCGCTCACAGTTCGCCCCCCTCTTCCCGCCGAGGCGCCACCCATGCGCCCCAGCCAAATGCCACCTTGTCCTCAGTCGGATGCTTATCGGTGCGCGGTCGGGATGCGCAGTCCCAGCTGCGCCCCCTCACCGTCCAAAGCTGCCGATAGCCGGCGGCGCGCAAGCTGGCGCCGTTCTCGCTGGCGAGGATGTAGGTGAGGCCGCGCCGATACCCTTTGGCATCCGCCGCCCGCCTCGCAGCCCCGTAGAGCATCGAGCACACGTTGGGCGAACCGTCGGAGCACAGGCGAGTGACCTCGACCGTCAGTCCGTCGTCTAAGGCGCGCGCCACGGGGCGGCCGACGACAGCCACACCGACGATAATCCCATCATCATCGTGAGCCGCGTGACGCCAAAGCGCGCCGACCGGCGGCTTGTGGTGACGGTGATGGTCAAGAATGAAGCTGTCTGCTTCGTCGCGGGTGATGGGGCGCAGCTCGATCACGCTGCGCCCCTTGAACTTAGCAGTACATGGCCCATCTCATGGTGGCAGTAATCTCGAGGTGATCTATGCCGATGCCACAAACTACTGAAATCTCGTCGCGATGGTTTGTCCGCGACGAGATCCGCAAGATGGTCCTCCCCTTGGTCGATCTCTCCCCCGACGCATTTGAGATTGTTCAGGTGAGCACCCCTGGCCTCCGGCACAATTGGGACATCCAGTTCAAGGCGGGATGGACCGGGGCGAACCCGGAGGCCCATCATCGCCATGCGCAAGCGGTCGCGGAATGCGCCGCACGGGTGCAATGGGACCACCCGCTTGTGGAGTTCGACGAGTAGCGGCCGCATCACTTCGCCACATTCCTCGAAGAGAGACAGCTGGGCCGCCTGCCATGCTCTTCGGTTGCATCCCCAGCAGGCCTGAGATAGCTCAGGCTCGGCGGGAAGCCGTGTGGGGATGAATGCGTGATGTCTTGGGGCTTTGAGCGCGGGCGCACCTACAACCGACGGCGCGACGTGCACGGCAAATTTCGCGGTCAACAACAGGGCGGCATCGTTACTCCCGCTGGCCACCCGGTCGTGATCATCATCACCGGAGACGAAGGCGGGCAGCACGGCTACACCGATCGCCTCCGGGAAGACGGCGTCTTCGAATACTACGGCGAGGGCCAAATCGGAGATATGCAGTTGGCGCGTGGGAATCGATCGATCGCTGAGCATTCCCGCGATGGCAAAGCCCTTCTCCTTTTTCGAAAAGTCGCCAAGGACGGCAGCCTGCGCTTCGAGGGAGAGTGGGTTTGCGAAAATGTCCTCACCAGACCCGCGCCCGATCGCAATGGCACCATGCGTTCCGCACTCGTTTTCGAGCTCCGCCCGATCGAGAACGTTGAAGAGCCTGAGGAAGCAGACACTCCGAAACCAGATCCCCGCTCCCTCCAAGAACTCCGCAATGCCGCGATCGCTGCTGCCAGCATCGGCCAAGTCACAGGAACCAGCGAGCGCACTGTCTACGCCCGCAGCCGAGATGTGCGCTCCTATGTGCTTCGGCGCGCCGACGGTCGTTGTGAAGGATGCGGCTGCACTGCCCCTTTCTTCCGCGCGGACGGCTCCCCCTACCTTGAGCCCCATCACATACGAAGGGTCAGCGATGGAGGACCCGACGATGTCCGTTTCGTAATTGCCCTCTGCCCGAATTGCCATAGACGAGTGCACGCTGGGGCGGATGGCAACGACTACAACGCCTCCCTCCTCCGTCGAATGGAGAGCATCGAACCGGAATAAGCCGCCGCCGGCGAAGCTGTCGATGACGAGTTCAATCATTGGATCCCTCTCTCGCCTGCTGCTAAGGTCGCGCTCGGGAGGGCGAAGGGATGGATTTCTGGAAATGGAATGCTGCTGTAGCGACTGCAGCAGGCGTTGCGCTGGGCGCGACCTTGACTGCGTTCGTTGCCGCGGCTTTGCGAGGACCTACCGCGGGTGACTGGCTGCAGTTTTCCGCGACGCTTTTGGGTGCTGGTGCAACCATTTTTGCGGGTTGGCTGGCACTCAGGGCGGTCTATACGCAAATCGATCATCAAAAGGCTGAGCGCACCAGCGAACGAGAGAGAGCCGCCAAGATCGCGCGCCTGTATTCCACCAGTCTTCTTAAAGGAGCAAATGAAGCACTCGAGTATTTCAAGAGGGAAATTGTCAATGAAGGCATAAAAGATACCAGCATACACACTGATGACGAAATTGTTTCCGAGGCCATCGACATAGTAGAGAGAAACATGATTTATGTTTCTGAAATTGACCATGCGATCGGCAATCTCGATCCAGATAGCATTTCCCGCGTTCGCGCGATTACGTCTGCTGCCGATGATTTTGTTGCACTCCACGATCTTTCGGATTTCATCGCGACCGATAAAATCTATGAAGCAATCAACTGCATCAAGTCCGCCGCGGAAGCGGGGATAGAACATTTCGGTTCTCATTCCGCTGCCTCCGATCCCGCCGCCGACAGGTAGTCGAACAGCGTCGGGCCGGAACCGCCGGCAGCTGCCGCCTGGGCATAGGCGACCCCGTCACGCCAATAGTCGGGATTGAGTTCCACCCCGATCGCCTTCCGGCCCATGCGCAGGGCGCAATAGGGGACCGTCATGATCCCACCGAAGGGGTCGAAGACGGTTTCCCCGGGCATCGAGAAGTCCTCGATCGCGCGCTCAACTATGTCGAACTGCAGCGGGCAGAGATGCATTTCCCGCCCCTTGCGCTGCTGAAGCATGTTCAGCGTGCGCATGCGGGCCACGTCCGTCCGGATCGCCGGGTGCTCGACGTGCGGCGGGGCCAGCATGAATTCGGGAGGCAGCTTGCCCTCGGCGTCGAGCACCTCGCAGAATTCGACGTGCGTGGCATGGTCGTAGGCCTGGGACAGGCTGAAGGCCTTCCAGCCGCGATAGATCGCCTTCTGGTCACCACGCGCCAAGGCCCGCAGTTCATCCGGCAGCAGCGGCCGGTCGCCGGAGGAGCGCCAGACGCCATGCGCATCGATCTGCCAGCGGGCGCGGCTGAAGCCGGGGCCCGGCACCGGGCGCAGCCGGCGATCGAATGGAACGAGGCGGACCTCTTCCCCTACGGGCGCGGCCTTATCGGGCTGATCCAGGTGGTCGGCGAAGCACGGCGGCTTCTCCTTCATCACCGGCACGTCGGCATAGCCGTTGGAGCGGTCCGACGGCGGCTTACGGAACTCCAGCACGTATTCGGGCAGGCCGCGCCCGTGGCGGGTCCCGTCCTTGCATTGCTCGGTCCAGCCCAGCCGGTAGGATCCGGCGTTCTCCCGCACCACGTCGGTGGCGATGGTGACGCGCGCCATGAAGGCGAACCCGTGCTTGCGGAAATGGGCGATGCAGTCGTCCGAGAACGGGTTCACGGTCTGGAAGCCCAGCCCGTTGATACCGCCGGGCACGATCCGGTCCTTCACGTGGATGATCGCCGTCCTGCCCGGCTTCAGGATCCGCAGCAGCTCCGGGGTGAGGAAGTCCATCTGCGCCCAGAAATGAGCATCGTCATCGGTGTGGCCGAAGTCGTTGAAGCTTGGCGTGTACTCGTACTGGGTCGAGAACGGGATCGACGTGACGATCAGGTCGACGCTGTCGGCCTGCATCGTGCGGGTCTCTTCCACCGTGTCGTTGTGCACGATCAGGTAGCCCTCGCCCCTCGCCTCCTGCCGGACAACGCCCATCGACCGGCCGAGCGCGCCGGCGACCGCCGCCTGTTCCGCGAGGCCAAAGCGCCGGATGATCGCGGACATCCGCTGCGCCTGCTCATCGAACTGGCGCCAGCGGCGCTCCAGGGTGCGGCGCATCTCCCGCTCGGCCTCGGTGTAGATCAGGTCGAGGCGCACCGCCCGGGTCTGACCGAACCGCTGGATGCGGAACACCGACTGGATGAAGTCGTGGAACTTGAAACCAATGCCGAGGTAGATGCCCCAGGCGCAGTGCTGCTGGAAATTGCAACCGGCTCCGTTGATCATCGGCTTGGTAGCGAGCTCCGCAAACTCACCTCGGGCGAACCCGATCACGCGCCGCTCCCGCTCGTCGAGGTCCAGCGAACCCCAGACGGATATCACCTCGGGCGCAGCCCGTTCGATCGCGGCACGCTCGGTCTCCAGGTCGTGCCAGATCAACCGGTGCGCTTCGGGTTCCTCGGCACGGATCGCCATCATCTTGGCGATGCGGCCTTCAAGGGACAGGCGCTTTTCCCGCGCGGCTTCCGACACCCCGTGGGCAGAATTCGCGAGGAGCCTGAGCTGGCCGTCCTTCTCTTCACCGGCTGCGGTGTGGTCCGACGGGATCTCGTGCCAGCGGATGTCGAGTGGCGGAAGGTCGTAGCCGTCGTCCGAAAAGCCGAGGTCGGAGGGCTTCTGCACGAACAGCGCCCAACTGGAAACCCACAGCCAGAACTCCTCTTCCTTGTGCGGGTGGAGGGTCAGCTTGTCCGCATGCTCGCTGTCCCGCTTGAAGAAGCGGGTCTTCGCCTCGCCGACATCCATCACGCCGAGGAACGCAGCATAGGCAAGCAGCTCGATGAATTCGTTCGGGTCTGGCACAGCTGTGGCCACGAACCGGTAGCGGACACCGGCATGCTTGCGGCCCACCTTCCGGTCGTCCCCGGCGAAGGTCGCCATGAACTCGCGGAAGGTCTTTGTGCCGCCGAAGCCGCGCAGGCAGGCCGCCTCATCCAGCGAGGCCGCCGTGAACAGCAGTGGGTCGAGCTTGCCGTCGCGGATCGTCTCATAGTTCGTCAGGTGGATGACGACCTGCCGGGAGCCGGGCTCGTTCGGCGCTTCCATCTCGGCCGCGCTGCGGATGAACTTCAGGCGGATGTCGGGATGCCGGGCCTCGACCTCGAGGAAGAACTCGTGGCGGACACCGAGGGGAACCACAATGAGGCCGTGCCCGCCGGCGTGTATGAGGCACTGGCGGATCACTTCCAGCTGCGTCGAAGTCTTGTGCAGGCCGAAGCGCAGGAATAGCGCCCGGCGCCCGCCGCGGCATGCCCATGGGACGATGGCCCGCGTCATCGGCTTGAGGAGCGGGTTCACATCCTCGGCGGCGACCTCGAAACCGAGAGCCGGAGCGATGCGCACCTTGGCCTTGAGGAAATCATGATAGTCGGCATGCGCGTTCATGCGGCCGTGCTCCCTTGCTCGGCGGCTCGGCGTGCGTCAGCGCGATCAGCGAGGCGGCCCAATGTTTCAGCAATGGCTTCCTTGCGCCCCAGACGGATGCGCATGTTTGCAAGCTGCTCCGGCGTGCGCCGAGCCTTCTCGTCCTGAGTTCCCGAGAGGATCTCGATCCAGTCGCGGTACTCCATGAGGTCGAGTTCGGCCTCTTCGGCCTGGTGTCGAAGGCTGACCGTCATGGCGCGTCGCCTCCGGTTAGCTTGAGGCGAAGGGCTTCCACTTCAACGGTCAGGTCGGATGCTTCCCCGATCAGCGCCGCAATCTTGCGCACGGCATGCAGCGCGGTGGTGTGGTCGCGCCCGCCGAAGCGCCGGGCGACCTCCGACATCGATCGCGTGGTCAGCGTCTTGGCCAGGTACATGGCGACCTGGCGCGGCTTCACCACGGTGTGGATGCGGCTCGGAGACTGAAGATCCTGCGCCGTGCAGCCGTAGTATGCGGCGACGAACCGCATGATCTCGGCTACGGTCGGGCACAAAGGGTCATAGCCCTCCGGAAGAGGCGGGATCACGCGCTGGATGGGCGGCGCTCCTTCGCGCAAGGCACGCGCCTTTTCCCGGCGGATCCGGTCCACTTCCCGCCTCCGGGCCACCCGATGCTCTGCGGCCTCTTCAGGGCTGAGCACCGGCCTGCGTTCCGATGACGGGCGCTTCGGCGGCGGGACAGACAGCGGGCGGCCTTGGGCTGGGCAAAGCCCAAACAGGCGGGCCCGTCGGGTCTTCGCCTGCTCGTGCTGCCGGGCCAACTCGGGCGAATTGACAAGCATGTGGGCGTTCATTTCCGCCCCTCCAGTGCCGCGTCGATCATGGCGCGCGTGGCCGGATCAACGTGCCGGATCGGGAAGCCGAAGAAGCCGGCGGGGTGGCTGCACGTGATGGTCACGGGCTGGCCTGCGGCCTCCAGCAGCCTTTTCCGCTTCTGGTTCTGCATGTAGGCGCGGCCCTGCTGTCGAATGGCCGCGCGCGCTTCGTGCTGCGCCTTTGTCACCTTGATCATTCGGCAGCCCTCACTTCGGGCTCAGCCGGCGGCACGGGCGGCTCATGAGGGAGCGCCGTTTCGCCACGCATCGGCATCAGGATGAAGGTCGACGCCGGGTCCGACGCATCGGAGATCCTGACCTGCGAACTCGCCGAACCCGTCCAGTGCAGCCGGAAGGCCGAGCCGCGTATCTGCTGCACAATGGCCACCAGATAGCGACGGTCGAAGCTGATGGGTTGATCCGGCCAGGATCTCAGGGGCGCGGCAGGCACGGGAATGCTGGCCCGACCGCGATCAGCGTCTCGCCGATCGAGATAGAGCGCACCCTTGCGCCAGCAGAGGGTCAGACCGCAGCTGGAGCCGCGGGCCTCGATCGCCTTGAGCCGACCCAGAGCCGAGAGGAAGGCGAGGCGGTCCACCTCATAGCCGGCATCCGTAGCTTCGCACAGCACTCGGTGATAGTCAGGATACGTCCCGTCGATCATCCTCCCTGTGATCGACACCGCTTCCGTGTCGATCCGGCACAGAAACGGGGAGGCCGAAATGGTCAGCCGGGCTGGGCCGCGCACCAGGTTAACCGCGGCACGAACGAGCAGAGATGAGACGATGCATCTACGTTCGCCTGCCACATAGCCTGCGGCTTCCATCGCGGCTCCGACGCCCGCGATGTTCCGCTCGACCCTGCCAAGGCGGTGCCCGTCTGTGGTGACCGAAAAGAGCCGGTCGCCATCTGGATCGAGGCAAACCCCATTGAGGTAGTACCGCGTCTCCTCGTTGGAGATGAAGGGCGCGACGCGGGCGAGCACGTCCCCGACGAAGCCGGCGTCAAGTTGAATGGCGCCGTGCTTCAGCGCATCCTCCGGCCGCTTCATCTTCGGCCAGTCCTTGGCGTCGACGGCGGGCAGGAGCCATTCCTCCTCGTCAACGAGCACGAGAAGCTCGTTGGCGGCCCGAAGCGCAAGCGTCACGCGCTGGGTAGCAGGAAGGCCGCGGACGATGTCTCGCAGCACCCGAGGATCGACGCAGACCGCCTCCAGCTTGCCGGCCGCGGCGACGTGCGTCCGGATCTCAATATCAAGATCGGTACTAACGATCTCAAGGCGACTGTGGCCGGCAGCGAGACGAGCTGTGGAAAGGATCGGGATCGTCGCCTTCTGGTGACAGGCTGAGATCACCCGGGCGAGCGCCTGCGAAAACGCTCCCGCGTCCACGCTGATGCCGGCACCTTCGGCAATTCGGCTCTTTCTTGTGTTCCCCATCACGCAGCCCTCCCCTTCAGGAGGTCCGCCCCGAAGGTCTGCTGCATCGCCTCAAGGCCCATCGGGAGGAAGCCGGGGATCTGGGTCGCCTCGCCAGTGGCGAACCATTTGCCAGCGATGCGGCGGTCGGCCATGACGAGCTGCGCAACGGCTTCGTCGACGGTCGTCCCAACGAACCAGCGGGCCAGACGGTGTTCCACCCCGGTCTCGATTTCCAGATCACGCATGCGGCGTGCGAGATTGGTGGAAAGACCGATCCGCACCACATCAGGCGCCGTGACGGGATTGGCGAAATAGACGAAACCCACCAAGTGCGGAGCGATCGGCGGGAGGTTCAGAACAGGCAGTGCGGGCGCGCGGTTGCGGAAGTCCATCCACGCTTCCGCCGAGCCGTGGCGCCCGATAGCGGCGACGACCGTCCGCGCGAAAGTCGGCGTTGAACCAATCAGACGAGACGCCGCATAGAAGGCATTCCGGTCTCCCGGCTCGCCCACGCCCAGCATCGGCTTGAGAAGGTCCGTGAGGTAGTTCAGCCTCGCGTCGGTCGGTGTGAGCCGCCTCGTGAGCGTCTTGATCAGCTCCGCCGTTTCGGGCGAAGCCATCGTCGGGATCTCGGACATGGGTCCTCCTTCAGGGCGCACGAAGGCGCCCGGCGAAATGCCGGTTGACGTGGGTTGGTGATGAAGAGCGGCCGAAGCCGCGAAATCAGTGCGGGCTGTGGTGCGCGGCGTACCAGATGCCGAGGGCGAGCCCGGCGAGCGTGAAGGCGGCGCGCTCAATCATGGCAGCGGCTGCACGTCGAAACTCAGGGCGACGGATCATCTGTCTTCTCCGTCTTCATCCAGGGGGCGATCTTCAGGGCCAGCGCCCGCGAGCCGCCGGAACACCAGAGCAAGCACCTCGCGGCGCAGTTCCGCATCCACTTCCACAGCGCGCGCGACAAGCTGTCCGACATCTGCGGTTTCTTCGATCCGTTCTCGGGCATGGGCTTCCGCCTTGTCGTTCGCTTTGGCCATGGCGGCGCGAACGCGCTCGACCACGGATGCGCGTGGGTCCGATGATTCCTTGTAGTAGAGCGCCCGCGCCTGCCGATAGCTGATGCCGGCGCACCGTGCGGCGCGCGCAAGCATGCTTTCCCGCGTGTCGATGTCACCGCGCGGCCCACCGAGCACCTTGATCGACTGGTGCATCTCTGCGGCAAGGGTCATCTCATCCCTCGCAAGTTTATCCGGAATTCCGGACGACTTCTCCGGCATTTCGCACAGTCCTTCTGCTCTTCTGTGGTCAGCAGACGGACTGCACTGGAGACGGAGTGATGTTGCTCACCGCAGATGATCTTGCAGGACGTGCTGCGGCGAGCGCGGATAGAAGCGGCGGCCCGGCGGGAACCGGGCACGCCGAAGTGGGTCGGGAGGAATCCGACCAGGGGAACGACAGTTTCATCGCGATCGGCACCCTGGCAGGCGCCATCGTGGACAAGCTCAAATCGGATCGGGCCGCGCGCATCGCCCCTCGCGCCGCCGCCCGTGCGCCGGCCGGCGGAGAAGTCGCGCTCAGTGCCGGCCGGCGCCCCAACATGGAGAAGAGGATGCCGTCGATTGGGACGACGCGGATGTTCGCAACGCTGCTCGCCGGGATCGCGCGCGAACGCAGCGACCGTGGTGAGGCCCTTCTGCGATACATCGAGGCGGAGGCCGGATACCTGCGGCCGAAGATGCCTGTCACCGCAGACGCGATGACCAGCGCTTGCGCCGATGCGCGCCGGCTGAGGATTAGCCATGATGTGGCGGGTGGGTGAGGTCAGCACGCCAGTGCCTCCGCCTTCATCTGGCGGATGCGCGAGGCGGCGCACTCCTCGCCGTAGAGTACGGCGAAATCGATGTACTCGCCCTTCAAGTCGGCCGGAACCCAACGCGGCACCAGGTCAGACCGCGGAGGGCGCCCAACGCGGGATGCCTCGGCAAGCTGTGCGCGCACCGCGGGGTCCGCACAGCGCCGCTGCTGCGCCTCGGAGCGCGACGGGAGGCGCACATCGGCCCTCTTTGCCCACTTGATGATGCAGGCAGGGCTCACGCCGATGTCCCGTGCGATCTCGACAGCGAGGGCGCCGGCCTGCGCCATCTCGGTCATCCGGGCGATCGCTTCAAGGGTGCTCTTCGGTCGGGCGCGCGTCATCAGGCGGCCCTCCGGTAGGCCACGAACGCCCGCGCGAGTTCCATCTGGTAGGCGTCCGTCTCCCGGTGCCCGGCATCGGCGGCGCCGTTCCGCCAGCCGTGCCAGTAAGCGCGAGACCGGTTGTTGCCGGGCTCGGGTACGCCGTGCCAGCCATCCCAATAGCCGTCGACCATCTCGACGGTGTCGAGAGACATGAGGTCTTCTATGGTGGTGACGGGGGCGAACTCGGACATCAGGCGGTCCTCCGCCAGACGTATGTGGCGCGTCCCGCCGCGGGCGCGGACAGGTCAGGGCAGAATTGCCCGGCCGGCAACGGATGCTCCACCATCCAAGGTTGCGACACCGATTCGATGGTGAAGACATGGTTATTGGCTATGCGGAGATCATCTCCTCGCTCGCGCTGCTTGTCAGCTTCGGAAGCTATGTCCTTCACTGGCGGACATGGCGGCGCGAGATAGATTCCCAGAGGCCCGAACTGCTTGCCTCTAAGGTGAGCGATGAGCAGATCGAGCCACCCTGGCACCGAATACGCATAACATTGCGGTCCAGATCGGATGAAGGAGTTGCAATGGAAAGCCTCCGCGTTAAAAGCCCTAAGGCCGCGGCGCTTGCGAGATATCTGGACTGCGCAAAGTACGGCAACGAGGGAAGGCTTCGTGTGCATCTGCCCGACCGACCCGATCGACAAATCAGCACGAAGCTTCGGGTCGCGCATGCAGGCTCCGCCATTATCCGCTACGCGGGAGGCATCCAGGAAATGGGCTCGGGAGATCAGCATTTTGAGGACTTCCTCATCTTGCTGCCGGAGGCTTCCAATTCAGCGCGCAGCTCAGCCGCGACCCGAAGCGTCGCACTGGTCGCAACCCTGAGCTCTCTCACCCACCCAGTTAAGAGGCAGACAAGGCTGATCAAGGTCATGATCCACACCGCCACGAAGGCGCCAGCCACCCAATAGGGGACGACGATGCTCATGCCACCCTCCCCTGGTGTTCGGGTTGGGAGCACGCATGGAATTGCGCCATGAAGGCTTTCACGCGCTCAGCGGTCCGCCAGCTCGGCTCACGCCCCTGCCGCAGATCGAAAACAAACTTCGGATCCCCAACGGCCTCCTTGCCGAAGCGCGTCGGGGCAATGCCGTTCTTGGAGATGAAGGCCTCTATCTCGGCCTTAAAAGCTTCCGGCTCGATCATGAGCGCACTCTATAGGATTTTGCCTATCATTCAAGAGGCAAAATCCTATTCGCCGGATATGTAGGAAATTTCCTATACCAATGCCATGGATGCCGTGCGCCAACTGATCATCGATCGAGTCAATGAGCTGGGGACCGACCTCAAAGCGGCATCCCTCGCCATGGGGCGGAATCACGCATACCTGCAGCAGTTCATTTCCCGTGGCGTACCAGTTGAGTTGAAGGAACGCGATCGGATCGCATTGGCGACCTTCCTCAGGGTGGAAGAGGGCCGACTTCGGCCCCAGCAAGCCGAACGGCTCAACGCCGAACCCCAGCGCTCTCCGAAGCCCGAACGGCCTAAGGCTGATGTCTCTTACCCGATGGACGTAAACTGGCCGACACGGAAGGTCCCTGTCTACGGCCAGGCAGCCGGCGGTGCTGACGACGACGGAAGGTTCATCCTCAACGGCAACAAGGTGGCCGACGTTCTCATTCTGCCGGGCCTCGAGGACGTGAAGGACGCCTACGCGGTCTATGTCTATGGCACATCAATGGTGCCCGCATTCAAGCCGGGGGCGACGGTCTATGTGGACCCAAGCCGCCCGATCGTCGCGGGCGATGACGTGGTGGTGCAGGTCAAGATGGACGAACACGAGCCGCCCTATGGGTTCGTGAAGGAGTTCGTCGCCCGCCGAGGCGGCAAGCTCGTCCTGCTGCAGCACAATCCACCCGAAGGCCAAGACAAGACCCTCACCTTCCCGCTCGATCGGGTGGTCGCCGTCCACAAGGTCGTCGGCAACGTTCCACGGTAGCAGCGCAGATTCGATTCGACTCCAGATCGCCCCTCGATCAATATGGAACATAGCAAGAACACGGGGGCGAGAATGCCGGGCGTCGGAGTAGCGCTTTGCCTTTCAAACACAGCATCGATGCTCATTTCCTGCGCTGATTGCGGCCATACGACAGTCTGGTTCGAGCGGCATTTTCGGCAACGTGGGCTGCGTCCCGATCACACGGTCAGCCAGGTTTCCAAGCGCCTTTTCTGCCCCGCATGCCGGCGCGCCGGCGGGCGCGGCAAAGAGCTGCGGATCGAAGCATTCCCTGTCGTTCGCCAGATGTAGGTTGCATGAGCGAGGCACTCACCATCCACGTCGTCCAGACGTTCACTGAGATCGACGGCTATCCGGTCGCTGAGGAGCCTGTCGCCTGCCAGTCGGCATCCCAGGCCAAGGCGAAGGCTCAGGCCGCGCGCGGCAGCAAGCTCGGCGTCATCGCATGGTCGCGCACGTCGCCGGACCCTGGGCTGGGCGACTGGGGGGATCCGGTGATAATCGCCCGTTATGGCAAGATCCCCGAGGAGTTTGAGGAGGCAGGCGCGGTTGAGTAGGACACCTTCACGTGACAATCGAGAAAATGGAGCACCCAAGTTATTCAATTATCATTTATGGACGTAAGATGTATTTCAGATGGAACATATCCATCAGACGTCATCCTAGATATAACGGTTATATCTCCGTTTATTTTATTCTTATTCCATATGTCCTTTGAGGTAAGAGGCTCAATTATCTTCATGCGCACTCTTGCGTCTGATATCCCAACCGGAACACAAGCCCAACCGGTTTTCGCCCTATCTCTGTCTTGAGCATGTATTTCTATATCAACACCTCTAAAATGCCTGTATCTCTCAAAATCTTCCTTCGCATCTAACTCATCTGGGAATGGTATTTCCCTGATAATTTCCGGCTCAATCCTATCCCTATCAAATGTAATTGCAGCAGAACCCGACTTTTGACTCGGCATGAAGAAGTTTTTAATCGTCGCAATAAGCTTTTTTACGGCGCCCGGGCTTCCATATTTCGCATCTAAAATATTCAATATTTCATCCTTACTCTTTCCCGTCCTATTTGCGATATCTTCTGCCAATTGATTGAGCATATGCCTCAACGCACCGTCTTCAACGGCCTTTGTTGCAGCATCCTTTGCAAAGGCTGCACCATAAAAAAGCACAACCATCGTGACTATAGTGAGGATTGAGTTATATTTGTCCGGGATATCCACGCTAAAGCATTCTTCAAGCATGGATGGTACAGTCGACATCAAATCCGGTTGCACTGCCGCAATTAAGCCGACAATTAACAACTCCTTTAGGGGACTTTCTTGCGTTATTGACCGCACATTTATAGAGATACTTTGTATCTCTATGCCATCTACCAAGCTTGGAAGCAACGAGACCGCATCGCGAATCGCTGCATCTACGCCCTGCAACGCAACGATCACATCCGAAATAGGCGTGGGCCCTTCGGTATCGTAGGTAATTGCGAGCGGCAATCTGATCTCGGCCATAGCACAAGCCAAGCAGTGTGGCGTTCGGTTGTGGAGTCATTTCCTACTCTCCCACGCTCAAAAATCCTCACTCGAAACAATCAGTTGCATTTTTGCAACACAGCACCAACGGGAGTTTCCTCCAGCGCCCCACCACGGGGCGAGAGGGAGTGTAGCAGGGATTTGTCGTTTTGATAGGATTTTGCCTATTGACGGTCGATAGGATTATTCCTATTATCCTCTCATCAACCGAGGGGACACCGACATGACCTACACCCGCACCTACAGCGACGGATCGAAGATCGAGCTGGGTTCCGAGCCCGGCAAGGGCTGGATCGCGGTGCTCAAGGCCAGCCACGAGGCGACCATCCCCGAAGCTGAAGTGGACGCCCTGCTCTCCGGCATGGACCGGATGATGGCACGTGAGGCCGAATATCAGGCCGCTCTCGCTTCTGCCCAGACGCCATTCGAGGCCTATTGGGCCGGCTCCGCCTCCGCCTCGGTCATGCGCGATTACCGCGCGGGCCGCACCCGCCGGATCACCGGCAAGCAGGCCCACCTCGTCGATGACGTGAAGCGGCCGGGCTGAGCAACCGGAGCGGCCCCGGGCCGCTCCTCTTCAACGGGAGGGGATCATGGACACTGCTGCCGCTAAAGCCGCGATCCACGCGTTGATGACCGATCCGAGCGCCATCGACAGCATCTCGCTCGACGCCGCGATCCGGGCTCACGAAACCGGCCTTCCGGTCTACTGGCACAGCCGCTCCTACAGCGACGCCTTCGCGACGATCTTCGTCGACCTCGTCCATTCCGTTGGGCTGGATGCGGCGCTTGCCGAGATGCGTCGGCGGCACCCCACCCATCCCGAAGCGGGCCCCACACGGCTGCTCGCCCGGCTCGTTCCCATCACCGCTGACGCCCGCGCCGAGCTTTCGGCCACGTGTGCCCGGCACGGGATCGTCACCCACGCCCAAGGGAGGGCCGCATGAGCACTCGCGAATTTGCCAGCTTCAACTTCACGATCTTTGGCCGGCCTTACGAAGCCAGGGTCGGAAAGTCCGTTCCGTCCGTCCTGCATATCGAATTCGACCAGTCCGGATGCAATGAAATCAGCGTGCACCTTGGCGATGAAGACCTCGCCCGCCGGCTGTGCGACGCGATCAATGCTGCGATCCGGCCGGCCGCGCCTGCCGTGCTGGAGACCTTTTCCGAGGCCGCAGAATGACCGTGCTGCGCTTCCCCAGCCTCTTCAATTCCAGACGCGCCGCCGCACGCCCCCAGGCGGCGCCACAGCCGCCGGCCCAAGGTGTTCCCTCGCCGGAGCCGGCGGCTGTCCCCTCCCCTGCCGAGGTCGTGAACCTCGAAGACCGGCGCATCCCGAAGATCCCGCTGCCGTGGTGCCCAGTCTCGCCCTACGTCGGCGCCGTCATCCTCGGGGCCGCGCTCGCATCCGCCACGACGGCCTACGTCGCCGCCGACCTCTTCACCATGCCCAGCCGGTTCGCCGCTGCGGTCTTCGCACCTTGGAGCGCCTGATGGAACCGACCCGCACCAAGTCCCGCCGCGGCTTCGCGGCCATGTCACCGGAAAAGCAGCGCGAGATCGCCCGCATGGGCGGCAGTTCGGTCCCGCCCGAGAAGCGGTCCTTCTCGCAGGATCGGTCGCTCGCCGCCGAGAGCGGCCGCAAGGGCGGCCTGTCCGTCAAGGCGGAGAAGCGCTCCTTTTCGCGCGACCGCGCCCTCGCCTCGGGGGCCGGGCGCGTCGGCGGCAGCAAGCGAAAGGGGGCCTGATGCTCCCGGCCTTCCTCCGCAGGTTCCGAAGGGCCTGGGCTGCCATGGCGGTCTCCAGCCAACAAGAAGCGGCCTTCTGCGCGCACCGCGCCCGGTACGACTTGTTCCGGACGCTCGGCTTTCCCCACGACGCGGCGCTGCGGCGCGCGTCCGGCGATGAGTGAGGTGGTCATGGTCACGTTTTCCGAGCGAGTGGTGCTCATGGCGCGAGAATTGACCCGCTGCGCCGTCGACCTTGGCGACGAAGCCGCCGTGATGCAGCTCCTGCAGGGTGCGGGGTTCTCCTCGGCCGAGATCTTTGCCGGTCTCGAAATGGCGATCGACACCGCACGCGTGGAGCGGATCAACGACGACATTCTCGCCGGCCTCGCCGGCGGCGAATGGCCGGGTGCCGCCTGACATGCGCGCGCTCATCGCCATCGCCTGCCTTGGCGCCGTCCTGATCGCGCTCGGTGTGCTCGCCCACCATGCGGCTGGCCGCGTGAGCGCGAGCCGCCGGCGGGCCGACGCCCTCGACCCTCACAACCACCCCCACGGAGATGTCCCGCGCATCCCGGTGCGGGCTATCGGAGACCGTGATGTCTGACCAATATTCCGCCTGGCGCGCCTCCCTCGCAGGTGAACCCGTCGCAATCCACGATGCCGAGCCCAATTCCGGCTTCTACCGGGTCAAGCGGAAGAGCGGCGAACTGCACCCCGTCGCGATCTGGCGCGACCAGGAGACCGGTGCGGTCCAGGCCCTGCTCAACGGCACGTCGGTAGAAGTGACCTCTGTGTGGCCGTGGGCGGCGAAGAAGCCGGTCGCCTATGAAGCCTATCAGGACTTCATGGACGGCAAGGGCTGGCCTGACGACGCGCCGGTTGCGCCCGTAACCGCTTCTCCGCCCGATGTGATCGAGAACCCGCGCGCCGTCGCTGGCGACAACAGCGGCGACCTCGATGCCGCCGAGGCCATGCGCCTTGAGTTGCTGGGCGAGAAAGAGCTGGCCGACAAGTTCCTGTCCAAGCCTATCGAAGCTCAGGAAGCCGCCGACCAAGTCGCGGTCTGGTCGAAGCGCATCGGCGATCTCAAGAACCGCGCAGACAAGGCCTTCCAGGCCGAGAAAGCGCCCCACCTCGAAGCCGGCCGGCTCGTGGATGAGAAATGGCGCTGGCGTCAGGACGCCGAGACACTCGTGCGTCGCCTGAAAAGCCACATCACGCCGTGGCTAGAGAAGCTACGCGCCGAGGAGCAGGAGCGCGCCCGGCAGGCTGCGGAGGAAGCCCGACGCCAGCAGGAAGAAGCCACCCGGCTCGCCGCCGCGGCACAGGCCGGCGACGAAGCCGCCGCAGCCCAGGCGGAAGAGGTGCAGGCCCGCGCGATCGAGACGGCCAAGGCCGCCGAGGTCCAGCGCACCGGCGCCGGCCGGACGGGCGCCAAGGTCTCCCTGCGCACCGTGACGGACATCGTCATCACCGACCTGCCCGCCCTCGCCGCCTTCTATGCCGGCATGAACGACGCGCCCGCCGACCTCAAGGAGGTTCTGCTGAAGCTCGCCCGCCGCAACATCTCGGCCGGGGTCACCCCGCCCGGCGTGACCGTCACCACCAAGCAGGTCGCGGCCTGAGGAGGCTCCCATGAACGCGCTTGCACCGATCAACGTCCAGTCCACTGCGATCCGCGCCATGGTCCCGCAGACCATGGGTGAGGTTTTCCACCTCGCGGACGCGGTTCACCGCTCGGGACTGGCGCCGACGGGCCTCAAGAATGTCCAGGCTGTCGCCATCGCCATCATGACGGGTCTCGAACTCGGTGTGCCCCCGATGACGGCCTTGCAACGAATCGCCGTCATCAACGGCCGCCCCACGATCTGGGGTGACCTTGCCATCGCACTGGTGCGTGCGTCGGGGCTCGCCGAGACGATCAAGGAGGAGATCATCGGCGAGGGCGACGATCGCGTGGCCACCTGCACCGTGAAGCGCAAGGGCGACCCCCAGCCGGTCGTCGGTTCCTTCAGCGTCGCCGATGCGAAGCGCGCTCGCCTTTGGGACACGCGGGAAAAGGTGACACGCCGCCGCCAGGACGGCAACCCTTATGAGACGCTGAACGATGCGCCCTGGCACCGCTTCCCGGAGCGGATGATGAAGATGCGCGCCCGCGCCTTCGCGCTGCGCGACGGCTTCGCCGACGTGCTCGGCGGCCTCTACCTTCGCGAGGAACTGGAGGAAGAGCAGGTCGAGATCCGCGACGTGACACCGCCGACCGCTCCGCCGCCGCCCGCCACCGAGCAGAAGAAGGCCCCTGCCCCGCCGGCGCCGGCGGCACTCGCCCCGCTTGATCCCCACGTTGACCTGCCTTCCCCCCTCGACAGGGTCACCACACCCGAGGTCCGCGATAGGGTGCTGAACAGCCCCAGCGCTCCGGCCGGCCTCGCCCAGAAAGCGCCCGCCCCGCCTCCCCCCTCGGTGGCGAGCGCCCCCGCGCGTGAAGAACGCGCGTCCAGCCCCGAGGAGGGAGCGCCCCGCCCTGACCGCGCTCCCTCCCCGGCGCCCTTCCCCAACATGGCTCCCCACCTCGTCACCCTCTGGGCCGAGCTCGGCAAGTGTCAGAACCCGACGGCGCTCGAAAACACGTGGACCTTCGAGGAAGACGACATCAACGCCTGGTCGAAGGCGGACCGGGAGCTCGCCGCCGCGCTCTATGAGCGTCGCCTCGCCGAACTCTGCCGGAAGGGATGAGCCATGGCTGACACCTTCCTGCTGGAGAAGACCCCGCGCGGCTTCGTCCCGGCATTCCCACAGGACGCCGACGATGCCTCGGCCATTCCCATGGGGACGCAGCTCTGCGTTTCCATGCCGAACAAATCGGGCAAGGCGAACCGCTTCTTCTGGGCGCTGATGACCCATGCCGGCAACGCGCTGGGCATCGACAAGCGCTCGCTCGCCACCGAACTGCTGGTGAAGCTTAATCGCATCGAGGCCTTCCAGTTTACCGACGGCAGGATGCAGGTCGTGCCGCGGTCGATCGCGGCGATGAAGGTGGACGAGTTCCGGTCCTTCCTCGACGAGGCGATCCTGCTCCTCATCACCCACCACCTGCCCGACATGTCCCGCGACCGGCTTCTCGCCGAGGTCCTGCGCATGTGCGGGGTCAGCTATGCCGACATCATGGGAGGCCGCCGGTGACATTTCGCCCAATCCAGGCCGACGACCATGTGCTGCTGATCGACGGCTCATCCTTCCTCTGGAGGGCTTTCTATGGTGCTCCTCCTGTCACACGGCGCAGCGACAGGCACCCTGTGGGCGCCATCTCCGGCTTCTGCTGGATGATGTGGACGCTCCTTCACGAAACGTCCGCCGTACCGCCGGCATCGCACCGCGCCGTGATTTTCGATGCCGGGCGGCGGAACTGGCGTCACGACATCCTCGCCTCCTACAAGGCGAACCGAAATGAGCCGCCGGACGACATCAAGCGGCAGTTCAAGCCGGTCCGCGCCGCCTGTGCCGCTCTGCCGATCCCTTCCGTAGAGCTTGCCGGCTACGAGGCCGATGACCTGATCGCCACCTACACCCGCAAGGCCGTCGCGTCGGGCGCCGGCGTCACCATAGCCACCGGCGACAAGGACCTCGCTCAGCTGGTGGACGATCGGACGGGCGTTTGCCTCTACGACGCCAGCAAGGGAAGGACGATGCGTGAGGCCGAGGTGCTTGAGCGCTTCGGCGTGCCGCCGGCTGGCGTCCTCGACCTGCTCGCCCTCGCGGGCGACACCACCGACAACATCCCCGGCGTTCCCGGCATCGGCGCCAAACGTGCCGCCGAACTCGTCAGCCGGCACGGCAGCCTCGAAGACATCATCGCCGCGGGCACCGCCCGGAAGGAGAAGCAGGCGGCCAAGGTGGCCGATCACGCCGCAAGCGCCCGCATCAGCCGCTCGCTGGCCACGCTCGACACCGCCGTGCCTGTGCCTCTGGCACTCGCACACCTCGGCGCGCAAGAGCCGGACATGGCGGCCTTTGCGGCGTTCCTCAATGAATGGGACCTCGGCGGCCTCGCCGAGCGGCTGAGTGCGAGGGCCGCATGATGGCGCTCCGCATCGTCCCCGAAGGTGGCTGGCCGCCGATACCCCAAAAGACAGCGCATCCCGACCGCGCCAGAAAGCCGGCAAGGGAGCGTGGCCGTCAGGAAGACCCTGCGCACCTGGCGCTTATCCGAAAGCTGCCGTGCCTCGTCACTGGGTCTCGGGAGCGCATCGAGGCGGCACACATCCGGATGTCCGACGCGGCGATGGGCAAGCGCAACGCCGGTGTTGGGGCCAAGCCGTCCGATTGCTGGACTGTCCCGCTCTCGGCCGAGAAGCACCGCGAGCAGCACGAAGGCAATGAGCGCTGGTTTTGGGAGCGCCACGGCATCAACCCCCTCCGTGTCGCTGAACGGCTCTACGACCTGTCTGTGGCCCTCCGGGGGCTTGGACGGCCGGAAGCGGAAATCGTGCAGGCGCTCACCGCCATTGTGAACAAGGCGCGGGCCGAAGCCACGGGCGAACCAATCGGACGGGGGAAGTGATGACCGAGACCATCGACACCGCCGCGCTGGCGCTCAGAGTGGCAGACGACATCACCCACGAACTCGCGTCAGACAGCATCGAATCCATCCTACCGATCATCCTTTGCTTTCACGATGCCGAAGCCCGCGCGCTCGCTGCGCTCCTGCGTGGGGTGGTGGACGGGCGCGAGGCTTGGGAGTGCATGTCGTGCGGGCGCCTCTCGTATCGGCCGGAGGGCGACCTTCGCACCATGCAGGCCAACGGCTACGTGGGCTGCTGCCCTGAACGGAAGCTGCGCGCCGTCCGCGTCATCTCGCCCGCCCCGCCCCCGGAACCCGCGAAGACCGAGGCTATCGACACGCTAACCGACGTGCAGTGGCTCAAGAAGTGGACGACCGAAACCGGAGACGTTCTGAAGGGCCTATGGCGAGAAGAGTTCTTGAAGACGGTAAGGTTCGTCGAGCGTCACAACCTCTCCGCCCTCGCCGAGCACGACGGGCGGGAGGGATGATGAGCAAGCTCCTCACCGTCGATCAGGCGGCCGCGCAGATCGGGGTCTGCCCCCGCACCCTGCTTGAGCTGACCCGCCGCGGGGAGATAGCGTACATCTCGGTCGGGCTGGGGAGGGTGCGCCAACGGCGCCTGTACCATCCGGACGACATCGCCGCATTTGTCGCCCGGCGCCGGAGCATTGACCAATGTCCGTCTACAAGCGCGGGGACAGCCCGTTCTACCATTACGACTTCCAGCTCAAAGGTCGTCGCTTTTTCGGCTCTACTGGCCGCGGAACGAAGCCAGAAGCTAAACAGTATGAGAAAGACCGACGAGACGAAGCCAGGGCGCTGATCGCGTCAGGGGTTACGCCGGGTGAAAACCTGACGCTGGATGATGCCGCCGGCCGGTTCTGGCTGGAGCGAGGGAAATATTACCGTGGACAGGCCGGCGTCACCTTCAAGCGCTCGCTGGAATGGCTGGTCCTGCATGCCGGGAACCGACGCCTGACGGACTTCGGAAACGCCCTTGTTGCAGAGCTTGTGGCAAAGCGTCGCGGACAACCGCCGCTCTTGCCGAAGAAGAATGCGCGCGCCAAGCGCCCGATCTCCAACGCCACCGTCAACCGAACCGTCACCGAGCCGCTGCGGCGCATCATGAACCGCGCGCGGGACGCGTGGGATGTCCCGGTTGGAAAGGTCGCGTGGGGAATGCACCTTCTGCCCGAACCCAAGGAACGGGTGCGCGAGCTGCGCGAGCACGAAGAGACGGCCCTCAACCAGGCGATACGAGACGACTACCTCCCGGCCCTTGGATTCTTCGTCGTATCCGGATGCCGCCTGAAGGAGGTGGTGGCCCTGAAATGGAAGGATATCGATTGGGGAGCCCGCACCATCTCGATCATGGGCAAGGGCGACAAGCCGGACGTGATCCCGCTCACATCCGAGCTACGCAGCATCCTGTGGCCCCTCAGCGGGCACCACCCCGAACACGTTTTTACCTACGTCGCCCAGAGGTCGCGAACGATCCAGAAGACGCACCGCATGATCGAGAAGGGCAAGCGCTACCCGATCACCTATGAGGGGTTGAAAACCACATGGCGCCGCCAGGGCGCTCCGGCCGTCGATGACTTCCGCCTGCATGACACCCGCCACACCGCGGCCACCCGCCTGCTGCGCGAGGGCGGCAACCTCAAACTGGTCCAGCGCCTGCTCCGCCACGAGGACATCGCCACAACGGCCAAGTACGCCCACGCCCAGGACGAGGACCTGCGCGCCGCCATGGAGGCCGTGTCAAAGTCCCGAGTAAATCACCGAGATGATGCCGACGACGCGGAAAATGTGAAGGGGAAGCAGCGACTTAAGTGA